ATAGATATAGGGGAATTATTCCATCAAGTGCTACAATAGCTGATGTCTACATAGCCATTAATGCCCAGTATCATGACTATTACAGTTTAATGAAAGAATGGTTTGGAGACAACATTGATACAAAGATAATTGAATCAGCAGTAAACTTCTGGTTCAAGGATGATGATTACAAAGGAAGCTCCAAAGTATATAAATACTTCAAGGAAGTGTAATAGGTTCAAGTAGGGATGTAGTAATCTACATCCCTTCTTTTGTATAATAGGGAGCAGTAAATAAGGTACTTGTTTATAGCTCAATAAACATTCAATTTAATATCTTGTCTATATTTCAAATTGTCACTAACTTTGCAGAGTTAATTACTTGTAGGAGAAGATAATTATGGAAGAACTGAATGATAGTTTTATATTGTCAGGTGATGAGATTGATACTCTAAGCTTATTTGACAATGAAGAGCAGGATACCCCTCCTGCTGAAGAAAAAGAAGAAAAAGGGGAAAAAGAGAAGAAAGAAAAACCAACTACTGAGGAACATGTAGATCCTGAGGATTTATTTGAACCAGAGAGCGTAGGTAGTGATGATGATAAAGAAGAAAAGGGAACAGAGGATACCACTTCACATAAAGGTGGTGGTTCTTCTCCCAACTCTAACTTCTACAATTCCATTGCCAATGCCTTAGTAGAAGATGGTATCCTCCCTGACCTTGATGATGATTTTGTTAAAAGTATAAAGTCTTCAGAGGATTTTGCCAAAGCTATTGAGAGACAAGCCGAAGCAAGATTGGATGATAGACAAAAGAGAATTTCAGCTGCTTTGGAAGCTAATTTAGAGCCTGATGAAATTAGGCAATATGAGAATGTTTTAGGGTATCTTGACCAAATTACTGAAGATAATATAAAGGATGAGTCAGAAAAAGGAGAGACCCTCAGAAAACAACTTATATATCAGGATCTTCTAAATAGGGGATTCTCTAAAGAAAGAGCTTCCAGGGAAGTTAAAAAATCCTTTGACAGTGGCTCAGACATTGAAGATGCCAAGGATGCTTATAAGAGCAACAAGGATTTCTTTGAGTCAAAGTACAATGAACTAATCAAGGAAGGAAAAGAAGAAGCTGATGCTGATAAGGAAAGACTGAAAAAAGAAGCTCTTTCTCTTAAAAAGCAAATGCTTGAGGATAAAGAAATCTTTGATGGCATTACAATGGATAGAGCTACAAGACAAAGAGCCTATGATAGCATAGCCAAGCCAGTTTATAAGACTGAAGATGGTGAATATCTTACAGCTATCCAAAAGTATGAAGTAGATAATCCTGTTGAGTTCAGAAAGAAACTTGGAGTGATTTTTACTCTTACTAATGGTTTTAAGAACCTTGATATGCTTGTCAAAGGAAAAGTTAGAAAAGAAGTCAAGAATAGCCTCAGAGAGTTGGAACATACATTAAGGAATACTAATGTACCAAAGGGAAATCCTACCTTTATGGGTGATACTGATGATGATCCCGAGTCCTACTCTGGTAAAGGCTGGTCTCTTGATGTATAGATAAGTATTGTTTAATGTAATATAACTAATTATGGCAGGAAAACTTGGTAGACTTCAAATGTTGGAGTTCCAACATTGGAAGGGTTGACTCACAAGTTAAGCCCTTGTAAAATTGGGTAAAATCGGTGAAGCCCTCCAAAGTTAAAGCCTAGGGTAATACCGAGCTAATCTTTTATGGTAATACATAAAGACAGTGTAACGCATAGAAGATGAAACTATGAATGGATTTATTTACATCATTAGAAACACTGTTAATAGTAAAGTCTACATAGGGCAAACTAAAGTAAGTGTGGATACAAGATGGAAAGAGCATCTTAGACACGCTAAATATGGAGACCAAGTTATTAACAGAGCTATGAGGAAGTATGGGGTAGATAAGTTCTATGTAGAGACTTTAGAAATCTGTAATATAGATGTTATAGATTATAGAGAAATGTACTATATAGATTTATATGATTCTACAAATAAATCCAAGGGTTATAATGTAAGCATAGGAGGTAAAACTCCTAAGTTCAAAAGAAAGGCATTAAGCATTTCAACCTTAGTAGACCTTTACAAAAATCAGGGTTTTACTTTAAGTGAAATAGCTAGGAAGTTCGAGGTTACAAGATATATTATAACTACAGAACTTAGAAATGCTGGAGTAGAGATTAAAGAGAGATATAGAGAAGAAGAGAAATTTAATAAGGTTGATAAGAATATTCTTCTTAAAGCTATTCAGGAGTGTAAATCCTTAAGAAAAGCAGCTAAATCTCTTAATATGAATTATACTACTTTCAGAAAAGCTTGCATATATAATAACATAGAATATAATTCTTCCAAGAGTGCCCAACATACTGACAAGTATGAAAATGTATGCTGAACTTACACAATGGTAAAGTGTAAGAACTAAAGGATAAAAAGCCTTTAGGGTAACAGAATTGTTGACTAGTGATAATCACTTGGGTCATATCTTCCAATTGGCTCCTCAGAAAGCTACAAACCTTATGGTACAACTTCTCGCCTATCACAGAGGAAAGACTCTTGATACATTCCTTAGCCAATTTCCCGTTAAAGAATTTGAAACGGATGATGAATATTATTGGGATGTCATCGGTTCCTCTAGGCGAAATATTCCTCTTATTGAGGCAAGAGATGAGAATGGAACTGTAGTAGAAGCAGGAAGTCCTAATGTTGGTGTTGGAACTTCTCCCTTTTATTTAGTATTCCCCGAGGATTGGTTTGCCTATGGAGAAGTAATAGTTGGTAACCTTAATCAGGTTTACCCTATTAGAATTACTGAGAATGCTAGAATGGAAGGTTCCAATGCTTGTTATAAGTGTGAAACTATGGGTGGTTTAACTCAGGGTATTCCATCTGAAAGACTTCTTGCTGGTGAAAGATTCTCTATTGAATTTGCCCCTGTAGAGCGTGAAGGCTCTCGTAAGGTAGGTGACATTAGATTTAGTACCCCTGTTTCCATGAGAAATGAGTGGTCTACTATTAGGATTCACCACAAAGTATGGGGTAATAAACTTGGTAGAAAGCTTGCTTTCGGTATTCCCATGGTAAGAAGGGATGAGACTGGTAAGCAAGTTAAGGATACCGCTAATATGTGGATGCATTATGTGGACTGGGAGTTGGAGCTTCAATTCTCTGAGTATAAGAATAATGTAGAGGCATTTGGTACTTCCAACAGGAATAGTAATGGAGAATACATGAACTTCGGTAAGAGTGGCAATGTGATAAAGACAGGTGCAGGAATATTTGAACAAACCGAAGTTGCTAATACTATGTACTATAATAAGTTCTCTCTTAAGCTTCTTGAGGATGCCCTTTATGAGCTGTCAGCATCTAAGCTTGACATGAATGATAGGGTATTTGTAATTAAGACTGGTGAAAGAGGAGCTATGCAATTCCATAAAGCGGTATTGCAGACTATTAGTGGATGGACCACTTTTGTGATGAATAATGACTATCTGCATGTAGTAGATAAAACCCAATCACAATTACATGATAATGCTCTTAGTGCTGGATTCCAATTTGTTCAATTTAAGGCTCCTAATGGAGTAACTGTAAAACTGGATGTCGATCCATTTTATGATGATCCAGTAAGAAATAAGATACTCCATCCTAATGGAGGTCCAGCATTCTCCTATAGATATGATATTTGGTATATAGGCACTATGGATCAGCCTAATATATTCAAGTGTAGAATCAAGGGAGAGAATGAATTACGTAGTTATCAGTGGGGCTTAAGAAATCCGTTTACAGGGCAGATGGGTAACCCACATATGAGTTACGATGAAGACTCAGCTACAGTTCATAAAATGGCAACACTTGGTGTATGTGTGTTAGACCCAACAAGAACACTTTCATTAATACCTGCTATATTGCAGGGTTAATATAGAAGGAGTAGGAGGAAAGCTCCTACTCCTTTTTTTCTTTAAATGGTTTATTTTAATTATTAAGGGAGAAATAAATATGGAAAAGGTAGAAAAAATGGTATTGGATGATTCCTCTATAATGGAGGAACAGGCTATGCAAAGAGTAGAACCTAAAGTGATAAAAAAGACAAGAAGAAAAGAGAAAAGGGATGAATCTGAGGATAGTGACCTTGTATGCTGTTTAAGGAAAGAGAGAATAATAGTAAAACACTTACCTAAAGAGACTGGGTTAGTTACTAATCCAAAGCATCTTCTCTATGGAGGAATGGCTGAGAGTGCTGTTAGGTGGTTTACAGTGCCAAGACTTAGTTCTGGAGCATATGTTAATGTTTTAACTAACTCTGAGAAAGCATATCTTGAGGAGGTTATGGGTCTTGAGTATAATGCGTTATCCATATATAATAAAGTAGATAATTATTGGGATAACTTTATGGTGAGACTCACAAAGCAGGATAACTACTTAGATTTATCTAATCCTGAAGACTATATTAAATACAAAGTTCTATTAGCCAATAGAGACTATATAGCACCTTCTCTTCAGGAGGTAGAAGACCATCCTAAAGCTACTTATCAGTTTGTTATAATTCATGAAAATGAAGAGTCTAAAGCCTCTAAGAAGAAGCTTTCAGCTACTATGCAAGCTTATATGGAATTTGGTAAAATCCAAGAGAATCCTGATATTCTTAGGACTATTATAGAGACTATTGATGGTAGACCTGTAGCTAAAACTTCTAAGATAGAATTCTTACAAGATAAAGTAGGTAAATTGATTCAGGCTGACTCAAAGCTCTTTGTAAAAGTAGTTACAGACCCCATGTTAAACACTAAGGTTCTCATAAAGAAGGCTGTTGAAGAAGGTCTTATAAGCAATAGGGGAGGAATGCTCTATCTTAAATCAGATGGTACTCCTTTATGTGAGGACAATGAAGAGCCTACATTGAACTTTGCGGCTAAATACCTTAATATGCCTAAACATCAAGAGTTAAAACTTAGTCTTGAGGCTAAATTAAAACAATAAAATAGTATGACTACACAGGAGTTTAGTAATGAGTTTGATATTCTCTATAATAATATAATGAGTAATGCTGCTCCTGGTCTTAATGAGTATGAGAAATCAGTGTTTCTTACTAAGGCACAAGATGAAATAGTCAAAGCATATTTTAATCCTAAAGGGAATAAATTTCAAGAAGGATATGATGATAGTGCTAAGAGACAAATAGATTTTTCGATGCTTACAGCTTATGATAGTTTTAAAGTAGAGCAGGGTGCTGAGGGAGCTTTGGGATATAAAACTTTCCTTGTTCCATTTGTAGGTGATGCCCTAATGGTACTCAATGAGACTATTATAGTTACAAGGTCTAGTAAGAATATAGTTCTTACCATAGTTCCTATCAGCTATCTTGACCTCTCAAGGGTAATGTCAAAACCCTATAAGTATCCCATAAAGTGGCAAGCTTGGAGGGTAATAGGGACTTCTACTGATTTAATAGGAACTGACAATACTAAAGCTGAAATCATTATAGGCCCTAATGATACTGTAAACTCTGAGAATGAATCCTATAAAATAAGATACATAAAGAGGCCTTCTCCTATAATCCTTGAGGATTTAGAGGAATCAGGACTTTCTATTGGTGGTAAAACAGAAGAGCAGACTTGTTTGCTTGACCCTGAAATACACCATGAGATTTTACAGAGAGCAGTTGAGCTGGCAAAGGCAGCTTATACAGGGGATTTATCTTCTCAATTAGCTTTGGGAGTCCAAAGTGAAACTGAAAAGGGTATTGTAGCACAAAGTAGATAATTATGACACCCGAGGAGTTTTCAAATGAATTTGACTCTCTTCTTCAAACCCATCTCTTAAAACAGGGATTTGGAAACACTGATATAAGGAGTTTTGATGAATATGAGAAGTCAGTATTCCTTACTAAAGCTCAAGAGGAGATTGTCAAGGAAATATATAGTGGGAAGAACCCTTATGGAGAAGGATTTGAGAATACTGAAGAGGTAAGAAGATATTTGGCTCCTCTAGTATTCACTAAGATTATTGTTGATAAACTTAAGGAAGATATTGGCTTATCAAGTAACTCTATTTTCTATAAACTTCCAGATGATGTATGGTTTATTACCTATGAGTCAGTTAAACTCAATGGAGAAGACTCTGGATGTAATAATGGAAAGGAGATACTCGTAACACCAATAACACAGGATGAGTACTACAGAATTATGGAAAATCCATTTAGGGGACCCTCTGTAAGAAGAGCTTTGAGGCTTGATATTGAGGGTAATATAGTGGAGATAATCACCCCTTATTCTATAGAAGGTTATAAGGTAAGATATTTATCAAAGCCAAAACCTATAATACTGGAAGAACTCCCTGATAATCTATCAATAAATAATGAGACCTCCATAAGTGGATGTGAACTTAATCCAGCTATGCACAGATTAATACTGGAAAGAGCTGTAAGACTTGCTTTAGTAAGTAAAGCTCAAATAAACAGATCATAAAATAACTTTATAATTAATATTAATTATGGGACAAACTATTAATCAAGTTAGGCATTTTTACTTTGCCAAGAAACTTGGAAGTGGTACTAATCTTTTAGCTTCTGATGCTGCTGGTACCATTCTCCCCAAGGGAGACACAGCCAAGACACATATGTACTTCCAGTATATGTCTCCTGGAGGTATAGTAAGAAGTGACCTTATTAAGGTAAATAAGGTAATGAGTATTAAAGCTACTGCCTCTGATGAGATGGCTCACAAGCTCAAGAGAGTGCTTATCACCCTGGATAACACTGTAAGTGATACCCCAGTGGCTGGGCAAGAGTACATAATCAGGGTTGCTTTTAGGCAATATATTGGCTTTAGTGAGGAAGACCAATATCAGAAATATGCTTCTGCTACAGCAACAAATGGCATGACAGCTTCTGACCTCTATAAGGCATTGGCTGTATCTCTCTTTAAGAATGTAAAAGCTGATAAGTGGAATAAGCTGATTACTGTATATCTTGATGCTTCTGGCACTCCCACAGAGCTTACTGAGGAAACTAAGGAAAGTGCTCTTACTGGTACTTACACTGGCATTATAGTAGAAGAGGTAGAGCAAGCTTGGGAAAGAGGAATGATGCCTCAAGGATTTATTCCCTTTGATGTACAATTCAAGTCTATTACTGTAGATGGTGATGAATTTATTTGGGGTCAAGCTACTCCTAGTGGTGCTACTCCAGTAGGTACTGATGACTATGATTCTGAAGTAGAGTTTGGAGATGCTGTAATCAATGGAAAGAATATAGCTGACCTTGAATACTTCTGCATGGGTGCTAGAGGTGATGTGTATAGAATGATGGGTTATCCTAATATCATAAAGACCACTTATCTGGTTGACCCTGATAAGGAGTATGATACCTTGGATATCCACTATGCTTCCACTGGTAGTAATGAGAGTGTACAGAAGTCTGAAAAGGATATCACTATAGTATGTGAGAATGATGGAAGTCACACTGACATGAATGCCCTTATAGCTAAGGTTAATGCGTTGCTTCCTGATGAGTTGCAGATAGATACTCTTTAAAGAGTTAGAATATTAAGGGGAGCACTAGCTCCCCTTTTTTATTTACTTAAAACTGAAGCATATGATAAAATTCAATGAGTTGAGGGTTACTGACAAGTACCTTATAATAGATGCCTCAGTGTCCACTTTACCATATTATGACAATGTCTATATAGATTCAGTTATAGTGGATACACAGGATACATATATGTCTAATGGTCCTAGTGGAAACCCTGTGTTTAGCTATACTGTTGAGGGAGCTGACACCCCAGTGACCACTGAGACCATCTGTTCACAATATAAGGATAAGTTTAACCCGATGATAAATCCTGAATCAGATGACAATGACCCTGGAGGTAAAAAGACCATTAGGTTAGAACTTAACAGAACCACTTTAGGTGTACCACTTGAGGAGACACTGTTTTTTGTCTATGTCACAGTGAAGGGGATTCCCTCTCCTGATACTCCTTGTGGTATGGATAATCAGTTCACTATGGGTGTGGTGGCTAATCTATATCCATATTATAGATCCATGATGTGCACAATGAAGGAAGTCTTAAGGGTATGTGATATTCCAAAGAATTTCCTTGACAGATATCTTAGGTTTAAAGCTCTTGAATTAAGCCTTAAGACTTGCCATTATGCTGAAGCTATCAATATATGGAATAACTATTTCAAGAACCTCAATAACCCATGTAAAACTACTATAACTTCTTGTGGATGCCATGGATAAATTAACTGAATTAGGGTTCACTGGTTTGCAGAATTATTTCCATGCTTTATCCATATTTGGGTATAAAAGTTACAAGGAAGTAGCTAAACTGGTAATTCTGTTGTTTATTGAGGAACTCCTCAATGGAAATTTGAGTTCTTTTGTTACAGATGATGACTATAAGACCTTGACCAGTGTACTATATAAGCTATTTGGTACATCTTGTTTAATCCCCTATCCTGAATATAAGTGTAACACTGTATTTAATCAATCATTGAATACAATTCCAAGAATTACTGAAAACACTATAATAAGGCAGGATGAAGAAGGAGTAATAAGGTTAGCTAGTCTATAATAAAATTCTTATGACCTTGTGTAAATGATAGATATTCTCTATCTTTGCACAAGGTCTTGTTTTATTGATTAAAAGTTAATTTATTATGACATATAGACAGTTAGTATTCATGATTCTTGATGAACTGAAGATGTCCAGTGATGATTCCTATTATACTGAGGATCACATTATCTTCCTGGCAAATAAGTTTAGGGCAATGATACTTAAAAGAGAGTATTCAAGTAGCCTAAGGAAGTATGTCTCAGAAGGGAATTACCAGACACTTTGTTTAGATTTAATAGAGGTTCCAGCAATAGCTGGAGAACCTTGTGAAGGAGGCTCATACCTAAGAAGTAAGGAGAAAATTCCAGTATTCATGACTATAGGTTCCCCAAGAGTTTATCCAATAGATTTTTATCAGGGGGATATAGCGTTGATTACAAGAGATAGAATGAGGTATGTTGGACATAATAAGTGGATGGGTAATATCATCTATTGTTCTTTAGGACCTGATAGTTATTTATATTTCAAGTCTTCAAATCCTCAGTTCTTATACATGAAAAAGATGAAATTCTCAGCTATCTTTGAAGACCCTGAAGAAGCTATTAAACTAGCTTGTGAAGGAGATAAGACTTGTGATATCCTTGACTCTGAGTTTCCTATTGAAGATAATTTTGTCAATCAGTTGATTCAATTAATTGTACAAGAACTTAGAGGTCCTGAGTATGCTCCAGAGGACCCACAAAATAATGCTGATGATGACTTGTCAGATATGATGGGGTATATAAGAAGGAACATGAAATCTGATGTACAGAAACAAATAGAGGGAGGAAATGGATAGTTTTATAGAATTCAAGAAGAGAATAAGAAAGATTTCTGAACACAGAATACATAAAATAAGAGGCTCTCTAGGTGTATATGATGCCTATAAATCATATAGAAAAAAGAAACCTAAAGAGAAGAAATATATCCTCAGTGAGTCTCAATATTTCTCTATAATAAGGAGGATAAATAATCATTTAGCTAATGAGATAGTTTTAGGCCATGATGTAAAACTACCCTGTAGAATGGGTATAGTAGAACTAAGAAAAAATCAAGGCAATGTGTGGATAGATGACTCTGGGAAAGTGAGGTCTAATCTTCCTGTAGACTGGGAAAATACCTTGAGATTATGGTATGAGGATAAGAAAGCTTATGAGGATAGAAGACTTATAAGACTTGAGGAGAAGGAGATTTACAAGATACACTATGATAAAGTAAAAGCTAATTATCCTAATAAATCGTATTATGAATTTGTGTTCAACAAGGAGTTAAAGGCAAAGCTTAAGAGAAATATAAAATTAGGTCTTGTTGATGCTCTTCAATCTGGAAGGAGGAAGAACTTATGTGGGATGACTTGACAATGAGAGAGTAACACTCCTGATATACAGAGATGGTGGAATAATAGTGGAAAGAAATTTTATTATGGCAAATAATTATGGTTTCAGAGTTTAATTATATAAATCTTAGGGAAGTACTATCAAGAGTACTTCGACATCCTCTACTTCAGGATTTAAATCTTGAAGCTGCTATTCAGTACACTTTAGACTTTATAGCTTGCATGGGAATACCACAGACTTATGAAGATAAATATGAGGTAGTTGATATAGATGACTACAGGGGATTGTTGCCATGTGACTTGGTGTCAATAAACCAGGTGAGAGACTGCAATAGTGGTGTATGCATGAGACAGATGACTGATAATTTCAATGGTACTTATGAGGACTATAGAGGTGAATTAACCTTTAAAGTGCAGGGAAGGGTAATCTACACTTCCTTTAAAAAAGGAAGAGTGGAAATAAGCTATAAAGCTATTCCAGTTGACAAGGATGGATTACCTCTTCTTCCTGATAATCCTATATTTCTAAAGACCTTGGAATTATATATAAAAAAGGAATGGTTTACTATTCTTTTTGATATGGGAAAGATAACTCCAGCTGTACTACAGAATACTCAGCAAGAGTATACATTTAAGGCTGGACAATGTAATAATGAGTTTATTATTCCCAGTGTTTCAGAGATGGAAGCATTCACTAGAATGTATAATAATCTAATTCCCAAGAATACCCATTTTGATAGAGGATTCAGAAACATGGGAAGTAGGGAATACATAAAGTTGCATTAATATGAAACAGAAGATAACTACTTGGACTATAAAGGGGATGAGCAAAGACTCTGACCCTTTTGTCTTTAATAACCAATATTCCTTTGAAAACAGGAATATCCGTATTACTGGGTCTAAGGACTCATCATTATTAGGAATAACCAATATAAGAGGTGATAAACCTCTTGATATATCATTGGTTATCCCTGATGGATATTCTTCTGACCAAATAGTAGGAGGAACTCCTATAGGAATAGCTAGTGTTAACCAATATATAGTGGTGTTCTCTTGTGATAGTCCTTACTTTAAGGACTCTGGAAATGGGGTTGAGGATAGAATATATAGACTTGACTTAAACACCAAGGAAGTAGTGATATTAGCTGCTGGAGATTTCAATTTCAGTGTGGATAATCCTATAGAAGCTACTATGTACTATGAGACTGAGGATATTATAAATGTGTATTGGGTTGATGGAAAGAACCAATTCAGGAAACTGAATATACTTGATCCTAATATTCAACCTAAACAGCAAAGCACAAGAAGATATAACACTCCCTATACAAGTATAAATAATATAGACTCCAAGGCCATGTTCTCCTCAGAACCCTTATCTGTATTTATACAGAAGGATTATGGGACAGGCTCTTTTCCAGCGGGTACTATACAATATTATATTACAGCTTATAAAAAGTATGGTGCTGAGACTAATATAATATGGGAATCTTCACTGTACTATATGTCTCCTAAAAACAGGGGAGAAGTAGCTGATAAGACAGTAGCTAACAGTTTTATTCTTAGTATAAATGTTTCTGAAGAGTTATCTAAATATTTTGATAATCTAAGAATTTACAGTACACAAAGAACTTCTATAAATGGGGATGTGGCTGCCTATTTAGTAAAAGAGGTATCAATAAGTAGTGGAGCTGGAAACTACAAGGTAGTTGATACAGGAACAGCACAGGAAACCATAGATCCTACAGAGATATTATATAAAACCTCAGAGCCTATTTCCCCTAGTACTTTTGAGCAAAAGGATGGTAGACTGTTTATAGGTAATGTTGAATTGATAGGTGAAGATTCAGGCCAGTTAAAGAATATTTTAAATAGATTCCAGGAAGTTGGATTACCTATTGCTACTTTCAATAAGAAAGTCCCTTATTATGCTCCTGATGGTATATATCCATATGAGAGTAATCTTGATTTAGACAATCAGTCAATTAAGGGTTTTAAAGAAGGAAATAGCTACTTATTTGGGTTGCAATTTCAAAGAAAAACTCTTGATTGGACACCTGTGATACCTATATGTTTACATAGTGATTCCCTGGGTCACAATACTTATAGTTATGAACCTATAGGGAGACCTCATGTAAATTTTGATGATAATACAATCACTATTCCACAGGCTACCATAGAGCTTAAGTCTGATGATATTTGGGAGGGAAATCCCCCAGACTTGTCTAATTACATAGCTGTAAGAGCTGTTATGGCAGAACCTGCTATAGGACATAACAGGGTGAGGTTACAGGGAATAGTAAATCCTACTTTATACAATATAAGACAGAGGTCTTCTAACTTACCCTATGGTGTATCATCATGGTCTTTTAGGCCTATGGGAGAAACTAATGGATATGACACTATTGATCTTGTAAATACTAATAATAGAAGTCTTATTCCTGCTTTTACAGCAGGTATGACCTTACAAAATACATTAGTTATAAGGGCTAATGAGAATGCTGAGATACAGAACTCTGTAGGGTGTGTAGCTTCTTATCCAATGGACCAGTATAGTAGTCTATCTGATAGCCTAAAGAATCTTTTCTCATGGGAATTAAATACTACTAACTATTATATAGACCAGAATATAATAGACATTTATTCTCCAGATATTAATGATAACACTATTCCTGGATTAGAAGGTAAATTTCAAGTTAGAATAGTTGGAGTAGTTCCTTTTACCTCATATAATTCTAGTTATATAGTACAGACTTCCTCCGCTCAAGCAGACCTAGATTCCCCAGGAGTATTGAATATACCTATAAGTGGAGATAATATAAACTATGACCAAGATTGGCTCAGGTCTAGACCTCTATGGAAGGATGGTATAAGGGGTGATACAAAAGGAGGATGTATTAAATTTCAGGATTTCCCTTTTCTTCCCTACAGAGACTTTCAAGCTGGGTATATTACATATATGTGGCATAGACAAGGCTCACTCAATAATGACAGGAATATAGACAATACTGAGAAAGCTCAAACAGCTGTACTGGATCATAAGATATTCGCTAATCTAAAATATTCTTACTTTACTTCCTATTTTAAAAATGGAAAGTATTTTAATCTATCTGATATAAGTGAGAATAATGATGGAAGTAAGATAGAACCTCTAGACCTTAGAGTATACAATAGTAATGAGGCTACTGCCATAAGTGTAGATTCCAGGGTTTACATGGGTAATATAGATACTGTGATGGTGTATAATCTCTTTAAGAGAGATGAAGAGAATGCAGCAAATACTGAGTCTACTGCTTTTGTTGAAAATGGTGGTTACCCTATAGTACTTCAAGATGTAAATGGTCCCCAAATAGTGTATGGTTTTGAGGGAGCTACAGCTATAGCAAGAGACTATGTATATGGAGTGGAACCTGTGCCTATAAAGACTAAAAGTATTCCACATATAGTAACTAGTTTGCCTATAAAGAAAGACACTTCCCCTGGAGTAGATACTTATACTACTCTCCCCTCATTTACTTATTCTACTTATGATATGGATAATCAGCCTACTACAATAATGCTCAATCGTAGTCTCTCTAATACTGGACTTACAATGGCCTATGATATCCAGAAGGCATTAGATAATACTAAGGGAAAGGGTTTTGAGTTAGCTGTTGGTATTGTAACGTCAGATGATTTACCCAAAACTGAGGGAGAGTATCTTATTTGGCAGAAGGTAGAAATTGGTGGTGGACAATCTTCAAATCTTTATAATATATGGCATGTACAGGTGGAAATAGTAGATTCCTCCCCAAGTTATACTTATTTAGATGACTTGGAAACAGGAGAGGTTATCAGCACAAATGAAGGTGACCTGATACTGACTATAACTGGTAAGGTAATATCTCCAGTTCCTATTTTGATTGGTGGTACATGCTTTGTAGGAGAATTCTATGAAGGAAGCAGAGAATTTAGTCAAGGTTCTATAGTCATAAATGTCTCAAGTAATCCAGATTCTTTTGAGATAGATAATAAGGAACTGAGTCTAATAGCTCCTAGTAATATGAAGAATCTTCCTTTACTATATGTGATTGATGTCTTTGAAGACCTTCAAGCTGCTGATATATATGGGTTACAAAGAAAAGGAGAAGGTGAAAATCCCGATGAAATAGCTTATGACCAGCATGGATTAAGTGCATTAAGATGGAATGTAATCAGTACCAGCTCCCAAATAGATATAAGTGATACTGGATGCCCTAGATTTGCCTTATACCTTTCTGGAGATACTTATTTTCAAAGATGGGATTGTCTTAAGACTTACCCCTTTACTGAAGAAGATAAAAACAGTGTAGTGGAGGTAGGTTCTTTTATGCTAGAAACTTATAATAATATCCAAGCGAGAACTGATAGAAATAGAGGTAAATTGGATAATACTACCACTAGGCCTACTAACTTTGATTTATATAATGAGGTATATAATCAATCTCAGGATTTTATTGCACAACAGTACCTTGAGGAGGATTTAATAAAGAATAACCTTTTTCCAACTACTATCTATTGGTCACTTAATAAAACTATTGGGGAACCTATAGATACTTGGATGAAGATAAATACTATTTCCTCATTGGATTTGGATGGTAATAAAGGAAGGGTAACCTCAATAAATAGGTTGGGAAATAATCTATATGTATTCCAGGAACATGGTATTTCAGTAATATTATATAATGAGCAAACTCAGATAAGTACTACCAGTGGAGTTCCAGTGGAAATAGCTAATAGTGGACTGGTGAATGGCAAGAGATATATTTCTGATATAGTAGGCTGTAATAATAAATGGTCTATAGTAAACGGGATGAATACCCTATATTTCATTGACAGTGCGACTAAAGGTATTTATAAGTTGAGTGACTCAATATCCAGTATATCATCAAACACTGGATTTATAGGATGGTCTAATCTTAATATAGATGATAATACATGGAGTCCAAATAACAGGAATTCATTCTTGTCTGGTTATGATAGAACTAATGGAGAAGTATTGTTTATGAGGGATTCGGAAGCTCTTGTTTACTCAGAGCAACTAGGGCAATTTACTTCTTTTGTAGACTATAGGCATACTCCTTATATAACTACAGTTGATGACTTGAATATAGCTATATGGACAGATAATATCACTGGTAATATAAAATTCAGTGAACTTGAGGGAGGAGATGATAAATCTTATGGTAGGTATCTGGGAAACTATGACTATTCTCTTCCTCCTTATGAGTACTCCATTACTTTAGTAGCTAATCCAGAACCTATGCTGGACAAGATATTTGATGTCCTTGAATTTAAGGGTGATGAGATGGAATTACCTATGCCTGATAATCCTGAGAGTGTATATAAGAAAGCTAATAATGATTGTCCTTTCTCTAAGGTAAGGATATGGAATGAGTACCAAGATAGTGGGGATATATCATTAAATCAACTATATGGTAGGCCTTCTAGTCTAAAGAAAAAATTCAGGACTTGGAGGGTTAATAATTTAAGAGATAACAAGGGTAAAGGAATAAAAGATAGAATAAGAAATCCTTGGTGTTATATTAAACTTACAGGGCCTGTAATAAAGGAAGATAATGTAGCTCTACAGAACTGGATACATAATATAGCACTTCATTATTTTACTGATTAATATTATTAATGTATAGGAGATAAATGTCATGTTTATCTCCTATATTATTTTTTATTAAGTTAGTTGTGTAGATTAAATATTATTTTTATCTTTGCAAATAAAATATGTTGATGCAATGAAAAGAAAGACAGAGAGATGGTTAAGACCTTATAACAGATATGACAATGGAGGTTCTACAACAGATTTTCTCAAAAATATTGGAGTACAGAGTCTGACTGATTATAACCCTTCATTAGGAGAAGTAAATTTGCCTAGTCCAGGAGGAGCAACTTCTGGAGCTAAGGGTGGTCTAGGTATTCTAGGTGCTGGGGGAGGATCTCCCATAGGTGCCATAGGCAGTGCTGTGGGGCAAATAGGATATGGAGCACTCAGTGGAGGACTTAATTCAGGAGCTGGTAGTGCTATTAATAGTATTGGTTCTACTGTAGGAGGTGCACTTAGTACTGTTAATCCTGTATTGGGAGGTATAGTATCAGCGGCTTCTGGAGTAGTAGGTGGAACTGTTAATAGATTATTTGGAACAAGTTTTAACCAAGAGAGGATAAATGAGGTTAATAAGTCCAATGATGCACTTAAGAATGCTTCATTTAGCAGTGATAGCACTGATGCTCTTATGGAAGACTATGATACCAATGTAAAGACTAATATCTTTAATAAAGGTGATATAGGTAAAGCTGGAACATTTGCCAAGGGTAAACTGAATAAGAAATATAATGAGCTTCAAGCCGCTAAGCAACTTGCACTACAAACAGCGACAGCTAATGTAGCTAATTCAAGTAATAATATATTAGGTAATCAAGTACAGAGCACTCTTATAAATGAGGTAGCTTATGGAGGACCAATAACTATGAGATATACAGGACCAATGTCTCCTTTTGGAAATACTTTTGCAGGGGGAGGAGGAATACATATTAAACCAAGCAAAAGAGGTACATTTACTGCTGCCGCAAAGAAGCATGGTAAATCAGTACAGGCATTTGCTTCACAGGTATTAGCTAATAAAGAAAACTATAGTCCAGCTATGGTTAAGAAAGCTAACTTTGCCAGAAATGCAAGTAAGTGGCATGCTGATGGAGGACTCTTATTCACTCATGGTGGGGTATTCTCCAATGGAGTAACTGAAATAAATGAAGGGGGCACACATGAGCAGAACCCCTATGAGGGAATACAGTTTGGAGTTGATAACCAGGGTGTTCCAAATTTAGTTGAAGAGGGAGAAGTAATCTTCAATGACTATGTTTATAGTAATAGGATTAAGGCTCCTAAAGAAGTGAAAAGGAAGTATAAACTAAGTGGTACTACCTTTGCTGATTTGGCTAAGAATGCCCAAAAAGAAAGTGAAGAGAGACCCAATGATCCAATAAGCCAAAGAGGATTACAGGACATTATGGCTAAGTTAGCCATGGAGCAGGAATCACTTAGGCAAAAAGATAATGAAAGAAAGATGCGTAAATATGCTAAAGGAGGTAAATTAGGAAGGCTGTTTGCTGGTCCAGGTCCAGATCCTAATGTATTGCTAGACCAAGAAAATCCTTATGGTTATGTCGGAAATACTGGTGTAAGTAAGGGTTCACAGGTATACAACGACTGGGATGATTTCTCTTATAATGGTACAAAGCTTTTTGATACCAAGAAAAAGAGATACGCTGATATATATAATGATAATAGATTTAAACAATGGGTAAGAGATAATTATGATACGTTACTCAATAAATACTGGAATAAAGATTTCGCTCCAACATACTTTTCAAAGAATACTGAGAATCCTACGGTTGACCAGATGTTAGCTGGTATGTATGACCAAAAGCTTAGTGATATGCATAGGTTTGGAGTGCGGGCATTAAGTGATTACAGAGCACCTATTTCAATAGGTCTTGATGACTCTGTTATACCTACACTTCAGGATTCTCTGAATAATGCTGATTTATCTATAAAGGGACTTCCTACACTAAGTGAGATGCATGATAAGAAAGGTAATGAAGGCAGTGACAAAGAACAGAATTATGCTACTTGGTTAAGATATGCTCCTGTATTGGGAAGTGCTATAGGACTTACACATGGTCTGTTAAGCAAACCTGATTACAGTAGTGCTGACGCTGTACTTGAGGCTTCTAAAAATGCTGGAAAATATATGCCAGTAGAAGCTACTCCTATAGGTAATTACTTGACTTATAATCCACTTGACAGAGACTATTATATAAATAAGCTTAATGCCAATACAGCTGCTACAAGAAGAGCTATAACAGGCCAATCAGCTGGTAATAGAGGTTCTGCTATAGCAGGTTTATTAGCTGCTGACTATAATTCCCAAACAAAGCTGGGAGAACTTGCTAGACAAGCTGCTGAGTATAATTTCGCGAATAGACAAGCTGTTGAGAACTTCAATAGAGGCACTAATATGTTTAACGCTGAACAAGGACTTAAGGCAGCTATGGCTAATCAGGAAGCTTACTCAAGAGCAGCCTCAGCTAGATTAAGTGGAGTAGCACAAGCTATGGCTATGAGAAATGCTATAGACGCAGCTAGGAATAACTCCATATCAGCTAACTTTAGTAATCTATTTACTAGTCTTGGTAATATAGGAATTGATGAGTATAATAGAGCTGACAGAGATAGACTTCTTCAATCAGGTGCCTTTGGTACTTTAAGTAGTACAATGAGACCTGAAGAATGGGATGATGATACTTGGAGTGAGTATCTAAGTGACATAAGAACTGCAAGAAAGAGAGCTGAGGAAAGCTCCAAGAAATCTAAGAAATCAAGAGGAGGATATTTAACTATTAAGAGGAAGGGAGGTAACCATGCCTAATTATAGTCTAGTTGTAAATAGCACATTCCAACCATTCTCTTTTGAGAGATATTTACAGCCATATCAAATATATGGTGAGGCATATCACAATGTTGAGGATGCCTATAATCAAATGAATATACAGGCCAATGCTATTGCTTCTATGGCTGATGAGGTTGATGACCCTGAAACATATGCTCAGTATAAAAGATATGAGGAGAGCTTAAGGAAGCAAGCTGATGACTTATATAATAATGGCCTTACTCCTGGTTCTAGGCAAGGTATGCTGGATATGAGAAGTAGATATGCTTCAGAGATAGTACCAATAAAGAATGCTATTGAAAGAAGAAATCAGCTTGCTGAAGAACAGAGAAAGGCTAAATTAGCCAATCCCACTCTTATGTATCAAAGAGATTTTAATACAAGGAGTAGAGAGACTAGCTTGGATAGGTTCCTAGAGGACTCTAACTATGGTTATGGTGATACAGCTTCAGGAGCTTTGATAACACAGCAAGCTGCTGCGCAAGCTAGTGCAATAGCCAAGAGACTAGGAGGAATAAGTAGAGGTAAACTGGATGCATATACCAATAGCTTCGTGGAACATTATGGATTGTCTCCTTCTGAAATAGCCGCCTTTAATGCTAATCCTAGAGACCCTAAAGCTAATAGAGTATTAAGGGCTATATATGATAATGTATATAGTACTGTTCCTGAATCTATAAGAAATCAATATGCTAGTGATGTAGATAGTTATATAGGAATGGGATTATGGAGTGCTGTTGGACAAGATAAGTTTAACCAATATGCTGATTTTGGAGCTAGGTTAGCTGCACAAGAAGCCTCACAGAAAAGAGTAGCTAGAGCCGCTGCTAGCCAAGAAAACCCTGATACACCGAAGTTTCCATTTATGACTAAATCGTTACCAGTAGGAGCGGGAAAAAAGAATGCTACTTCTCCATTGCTGAGTAAATTGAGTAGATTTATGACTATAAAGGGAGGTAAATATGTTGGTAAGAACCTACAGATAGCTGGAATGCCAAAGGTAGTAGGTACTCCTTCTGCTGGAGGTGTACAATATAGTAAAACACCTATTGTTCACGCTAATCTATTTGTTGCTTCCCAAAATAACAGGTTGAAGACTAAGAGTGAATTCATGAAACAGGGAAGGACTAAAGAGGAGAAAGCTATCCTGGGACAATTCTATGATGCCAATGTAACTCCTGTACTTAAGGAATATTATAATGGAACAACTAAGGGAGCCGATCTTTTCAACTTAGGACAATTATATAGTAATGAGAAGAACTTCGTAGCTAAATCGGGAACTTCAACTTATGTAAATGGCATACTTTTACCCTCAGGTGATATAAATTCAACTATTGACGCTTTCTCTAATATAGCAAATCAAAAAGTTTGGGAAATAGGAGAAGCGGATGAAACTGGAGGAAGTTGGAAACTAGTTAAGGAAGCTGGAACTCTTAACTCTGTTCTACAAGATGCAAAAGCTAGAAATTTAGCGGTAAACGGATACTTCTCAACTCAAGGTAACCAGATGGGATATACATTCAATAATGGTGAAACATTGTACTTTATGCCAACTGGAAATATAAACAGTTTGGATGATAAAATCAGAGAACATGCAATCCTTTGGAATCAACTATCTGAATATGCCAGAAGAGGTAGTGCAGAAGCCAAAGAAGCATCTGAAAATCTAGGGGCTATACTAATTAATGAGTTGAATATTCAAAGGGGAAGTAAATATGGTATCCCTACATTTAAAACTTCAAAACAATAATCATGGCAGAACAAGATATAACTAAAACAGGTCCTGTAGGCCTTAAAGGATTAAAGGGAATATCAGCTAAAGAAGAACAAGATATACAAAGGGCACTACAATATAGTAGGGCAGTAAGAGCTTCAGAGGCTACTGGAAATGTTGGTTGGGAAAATGCCACAGATGCTGCATTATTTTCCCCACAACATAGAGAATTAGATGACCCATTAGCCAGTTGGGGAACTTCAAAATATGATACCTTAAATACTGGACTGGATGATTATGATGCCATGAATGAGGGCAGATACCAAAATCAGTCCACTTTAGACGCATTGGGTAATGCCCTAGCAAAAATGCTTGGTACAGCTGCTACCACTATAGTCAGTGGAATAGCTAATATTCCTGTAGGTATCTATACAGCTATTGATGAAGGCAGATGGTCAGGACTATGGGATAATGAGCTGACAAGAGGACTCAGTGAGGTAGAGGATTTCATGGAGGACAACTTTAAGATTTACCAAAGTAAAGAACAACAGAATGCCCCGTGGCTTAGTTTGACTAATTTAACTTCTGCCTCCTTCTGGGGAGATGATGTTATCAAGAATGTAGGATTTATGCTTGGAGCTGCTGCCAGTGGTAGTATTTTCACTGGTGGATTGGGACTGGCTGCAAAGGCATTAAACCTTGTTTCTAATGCCACTAAAACCTCCAAAATAGGTACAGCTATACTTGGTTCCATGTTTAGTGCTGCTGGAGAAGGAGCTATAGAAGCTAAGCAAACTATGGAATCTCTAGTTGACCTTAATAATCAAAGGCTTGATGATACACTTGATAGGCAGAGAGAAGAAGCTTATGCTAGATATAGAGAGACTGGTGATATTATGACATACCAAAGCACTCTCAATGATATAGAAGCCAAAAGAATAGCAGGTAAACAACAGATTCTTCAAGATGCCAGAAGTGCTGGTAATATAGACATGGCACTTAATATGCCCATTCTTACACTTGGTAACTTCTTTACTCTTGGTAAAGGTTTCTCTAAATCTTTCAGTAATGCCAGAAAAATGGCTGAAGCTTCTGCTAAGTCAGGTGGAGCTGACCTCCTTAATGGTATAAGTGATATAAAAAATAAAGCCAGGAAGATGTTCCAAGAGGCCAGAACTGGTGAATTGAAAACTCAGTTGGAACACACCTTGAAGAATGCAAAATGGCAAAAAACCAAAGCATTCTTTAAACCTATACTATCTGAGGGTTCTGAAGAGATGAACCAGCAATGGGCATCTTCTTTATCAGGATATGCTTATGATAGAGAAGACCCCAATGACTACTGGAGAGCTAGAATGAATCCAGGTTCTCAGCAGGAAACTATGTCTGCATTGACAGCTATTGGAAAAGGATTTCTTGATTCTTGGGGAGACTATGATCAATGGGAACAATTTTTTGTAGGAGGTCTTACAGGGGCTATAGGAATGCCTATGCCCACTAAGGCATTTAACCAAGATAAAACCAAAAGAAAATATGACCCAAGAAGATACTTTTCTTGGGAAGGAGGTTCTTTCCAAAACCTTAGGGAAATGAAAGAAAAGATTGATGCTGCCACTAAGCTCAATGAAGCCCTAAATACTAGGTATAAAGATCCTAAATTTTGGAATAGATTTGACAGTGCTGTAGCTCATTCATATTTTCAAACTGATATGGATGAGGGAGTGGCAAATGATGATATAAAACAGTATAAAGACGCTGAGGAGAAGCAATTTGTACAAGATCTTGATTTAGCTGTCAGATCAGGGACTGTTGATGACTTTCTTACTTTTATAGATGCCTCTACTCAAAACTTAACTGATGAGGATATAGACAACATTGTTAGTAGGAATACTGTTACTATTACTAAGGAACAGGATACTGAAAATCAAAAAAATACTTTAAAAAGAAGAGTAGCTTCCTTGCAACAGATAGCTGAGAAGGCTATTGAAGAAGGTAAAGAAGCTGAAGCCACTGAAGCTCTTAACCAGATAGGTGAAATTATGGGAGAGTTTAATAATGTTGTCGGGGAGGAAAAGAAAATAGGATTATTTGTTGATAGCCATGGGAATAGGGTCAAAAGTAATGATGAAATCAGGAAAGAACTGGAATCCAATGGAAAGAAACTGAAGGATAGAGTTAATGAATATCTTAAGTCAGTACAATATGTAAATAGTGTCTCTGGAGGTAAACTTACCAGTGACCAGGAGGGTAATCTAGCTTATTTACACTATTTAGGAAAAGCTGCTAGAAAAAGAGCTAATAATATAATGGATAAAGCTATCCTTCCTCTCTCTTTTACTATTACTCTTGATAAGGGAGAAACAGTTGAATCCCTACAAAAGACATTAGGCAATGGAGTTTCTATTACACCCAATGGGGATAATACTGTAACTATAGAAACAAGTAATACTAATGAACACTGGAGAGATGTAATACTGGATATAGCTTTAGGGCATGATAAGGAATCCACTAAGAAAAACGTTGATGAACTTATTAACCGTAACCTAGGATTTGAGAATGATATTCTAGATGCTATTAGTCTTCTTAATGATTCACGAGAATTTGGGATTACTTTCGCTAAATATATGAAAGAGCCTGGGAGAGTAGATGAGGCTAGGAAAAAAGCTGAACAGGAGTCCCAACAAGAGGTTGAAAATTCTAATGTAGATAATAAATCAGTACAGGAACTTGTTGAGGATTCTGATAATGGAAAAGTGGACTTAGATGCTAGTGAATTTGACTTTACAAGTGAAGATTTAACTGATGCTGAACAAGAAAATCTTGATCCTGAAAGGAAAAAAGAAATAGATAGAAAACAGAAGGTAAACACAGCTAGAGATATCAAGAAAACTAGAGATACAGCAAAAGAGAAAGCTAAAGAGCGTGTTATTGATGATGATATACTCTCCTCTATAGATGCAATGCTAGACAGAGCTACGTCATCTGCTGAAGTAGCTTCTGATATAATTGACCTTGATACTGAAGCATTTAATGACCCAGATTCTCTTCTTCCTACAGTTGATGAACAACAATTACTTAGTGTAATGAATGATCCAAATAGTACTCCTGAGGATATAGAGAAGGCAAAAAAAGCATATAATGAATCAAGACAACAAAGACTTGATGAAATCAAAAATGTACTATCTGAGATAACTAAGGAAGTAGTAGAGGATCTAGAGAGACTGAAGAACCTACCTGAAAAGGGAAATGGTGCTCCAGAAGTAGTAAGAACTCTGGATAGTACTAAAAGCAAAGACCCAGTTGAAGCTCCTCCCACAGTTAATAAGGAGGGTAATACTAAAGAAGAAAAGGATACTGGAGAAGAAGTGGAAACTCCTACCCCAAATACCACAAACATTGATTTAGTAGCCGCTAGCCAAAACACTCAAATAAGTGATACTCAAATGCAGGATAAGAGTTATTGGAAAAGTGGTACTACTGAATATCCTATTCATAGGAATACAGAGAATAATGACCCTTATTATGAGCAAGTAAAGGATAAAAAGAAGCAAGCTATTCTCAAGACTATCTATGATTTTCTTAGAACTTCTGGAGTGTTCACAAGAATAAGAAATAATGAAATAAAAGTAGGACAAAAGGTAAGATTCGCTATCTCAAAAAGTCTTTCTGATAAGATTTATGCAAACTCAAAAGAGAGAGTACCTGTTCTCTTAGTGGTAAATGAGGATGGTAATATCCTATTTGACTTACCTAATCCTAGTGACACAGCTACATTTGGGAGCTACACAGGGTTGGCTGAATTTTATAATGAAGTTATCACTTACTATAATGAGAATAGGGAAAAAGTGGATGGAGATTTAGTTATTTATCCCAATGCTGAGTCAACTATCAGTAGACCCTATATAGGAAGGCCTTTATACTCTGCTAAGAATGAAAGGAGTACTCTTAATGAAATAGCTCATGGAGTACCTTTCAAGCTTGGAATAGCATTGACTTCCTCCCCTGATGCCAAGATGATAATGACCCCTGGAAGAAGAAGGTCTCAAGGAAGAACAGAAGATGACCAATCAATAGTAAGTCCTGAGAGTGCATTGGCAGGGCAGCCTTATTTACTTATAGAAACTTCTGACCCAAGAAGAAGGTGGGTACCTGTTCCCTTTACTATGCCTACTTTCAGTAGTGATGTAGCCTCTTCTAGTCTATATAAGATAATAGTAGCCCATCTACAAAAATTGAATGACCCTAAAAGTCTACTTACTGAAGAGGCACAGAAAGAGTGGAAAAGAGGACTTAAGGATCTACTTGCTGTTAGTGATATCTTTTTGGATGTAAAAGAGGTAGGCAATAATTATCAGGTAAACTTCAGGGTAAAAGTCTCCTCTACAGATACTGCTTGGTCTACTATTTATAGAGGAACTGTTATACAGAATGAGGATATATCCACTGATATAGTTAAGGCTTTAGGAGGACTTAATATACCTTTCCAGATATCCAGAAAGTATATCAACACTCAATTCAATGGGCAAGATTATAATAGTCTTATAGGTGAATTAGCTACAACCAATCTTGAAAAGTGGACCCTGCATACAGTTAATGATTTCTATACCATAGACCCCATAATAAAAGGGAAAAAGGAAGGAGCTAAATCTATCCAAGATGCTCCAAAGGAAGCTGAAGATGAGGTAAAAGCCAGTAGGGAGAGAAACTTTGTAAGAAGTACTATAATACCAGATCAATCAAATATAGATAGGAATAGAACTGATAGTAACTATTACTATATAAAAGAGAGTGATGGCAAGTATCATAAGTACCAAAGGGTGCATAATGTACTTCCTTCTAATTCAAATAATACTGGTACTGCTAACAGCCAAAGAGCACTAAGAACTGGGAGTGCTGTTGATACTATAGTAAGAGACTTCTTTAATACAGGAAAGACCACTAAGCCTGATTTTATGTCAGATAAGGCCTATAATAGTATCATAGAGTATCTTAAGTCCTTAGATAAGTGGTTAAATGATCATAAGTGGTCAGTATTTGCCAATAATATAGTTCTCTATCAAAAATATCTGGATGGGAGAAGAATAGCGGGAGAAGTTGATTTACTGTTCATAGATAATAAGGGCAACTACTATATTTATGATGTAAAGACTTCTGTGGGTCCTTTTGCTGGATTTCGCTATGAAGGAGTGAATTCTGCTTGGGGGCAAACAATGTCCACTAAAGAGTACCATACCTATCAAGTATCTTCCTATGCTAAGCTACTATATGATAGGTTTGGTAAAAAGACTGAAGGTGTAGCTATAGTTCCCTTTACCATTGTTTATGGAAATGATGATACTGTTATAGGAGTAAATAAAGTACCTAATATAGCATTACCTATTATAGATGTAGATAACTACTTTAAGAAAGCGACTCCTCAACCTTCTGAACAAAGTACTCAAGCTGAGGAAAATAAACCTGATACTTCAGAGCCTAGGCAAGATGTAGCTTCTATTAGGGAAACCTTAAAAAAGAAAGCTGTTTTCAAGCCTAAAAAATGGCAAGCAAGAATAGACAGACTAAATGATGATAATATACAAGGTCTCAGTAAACTAAAAACTCCTATACTGAAAACCCTTGCTCAGTACTTAGATGCTAAGATTATCCCTAATATGTCTGATGAGGAACTGAATAACCTTGTTGCTGAACAACTTAGACCTAAGAATAGAGAAGTTAGCACTTCTAATCTAACTAAGGAAGAACAATCTATTCTAGATAAAGCCCCTAGAGATTTTCAAGGTAGACTCCTAGCTCCTAATAGTAGACCATCAAACCTTACACCTAAACAATATGCTCAAGTGAGAACTAAAGCATTTAAGAAATGGTTTGGTAATTGGGAGAGAGTTGCCCGTTCTTCTAGATTTAGAGAAAGTCAAGATATTCCTAATAGTATTACATCTGCTACATACCAAGGAGTTACTGTAAGTGAAGCATTATTTGATGCTGATATGGCTCCTGATGGAGGTAAAAGAGTTATATTTTTAGGTGATAAATATATAGGAGAAATTCCTGTTATTGAAACTAAAGATAAAATTAGAATGGGAGGATCTATAGGAGCTGCCACAGAAATAGAAGAAGAATATAGAGGAAAAGGATATGGAAAAAAAGCTCATTTAGCTCTTGCTAATATTGCCAAATCAGAAGGTAAAATTTTATATTCTGATAGATCTAATTCTGATGCCGAAGATGCTTTATGGAAATCTTTAGTTAAAGATGGAATTGCTGAGGTGGTATCTGAAAAACCTAAAGTAGGACATTGGAATCACACTACTTATAGAATACTTAACGATAAATTACCACAAGCAGACGATATAAACAGTGGAGATAGAAATGTATCAAAAGTAGTAGATGAAAATGGTGAACCTTTAGTTGTTTATCATAGTACAAGAGCTGATTTTAGTACTTTTGATTTAAATAAATCTAAAAGAGGAGAAGGATTGTGGTTTAAACCTTGGAGAGATAATTCTACTATAGTAGGAAAAATTGTAGAAAAACTTTCACAATCTCACGATATACCTGTATATCTTAATATTAAAAATCCTGTTATTGTTGATAAACCTTCTGGATATAAATCTGGAGATATTTACACAAGAAAGGGCATAGATAAACATAGTACTTCTAACAATGATGGTGCTATAGGATTTTCTAATATGAATGTTTTTAGAAGTGCTTTTAACATGAATGATATAAGAGGTAAGAATGGTGTAGAATTAGTAGTATTTAATCCTAACCAAATTAAATCAGCTACAGATAATATTGGAACATTCTCTAGAACTGATAATGATATTAGATATAGAAAGTACATTGGAGAGAGTGAATCTCTAATAGGTAGGGAATTAGAGGTGATAGGGGAGTTACTTCCTCAATTAAGTGAAGAAGATAGAATCAGAATAGTAGGTACTCTAATAAAAATTCCTGGAGGAAAAGCTTGGGGACAATTTAAAGATGGAGCTATAACACTCTATAAAAACGCGGCTAGAGGAACTGCTTATCATGAGGCCTTCCATTTTGTATTCAATACTCTAATGACTGACCAAGAGCTTGAGAATGCCTTTAAATCAGCTAAAAGGCAATGGGGTAATTTGAGTCCTATAGAGCTAGAAGAAAGAATGGCTGAAGACTTTAGAAGATATATGCAGAATGAAGAGACTTTTGTAGGCAGACTGAAGAATCTATGGTCTAGATTAAAAGCACTATTAAATCATTTTAATAGTAATTGGTTCTATCTTGACAGAGTTTATACTGATATATTAAAAGGGAAATATATTGACAGAGATGTTAACACAGAAGCTATAGACACCATAGAGATAAAACAATATCATGAGATTAAACTTTCTTATAATAAACTATCTAAAGAACAGAAAGATTATTTATCTGAAAGAAAGATATCTCCAAAAGAATACAGTAATATGACTATTCTTGAAAAAGAAATCTTATTCCATTGTATGTACTAGAGAACTGATAAATAGTAAAAAAATAGGGAACCATTTAGGTTCCCTATTTTGTTTTAATATGGTCTAGCATAATAATTAATGGAGTTATCCATGTCATATATCAATCTATCTAGTTGCCTAAACTGCGCAAAGCCTGGTAGCCCAGATTTAAGTAGATTCTTCTCTAAAGTACTCATTCCTTTATATTTACCTGATTCTATTTCATCATTCCAATCTCTTGGGTCAGTAAGACTTGAGAATAAATTGATAAGGTTTTGCACTTGTGTTATAACAGCAGCTGGGGATTTAACAGTCTTAAGCATCTCTTGAAGCATCATTGGGGAAGGTGCTAGAGTTCCCAATTCATGTTCAAGTCTCCTAGATGTATATTCAGCTAATTTAATTGCCCAAGGTCTATCCTTATCATCAGGCCACTTAATAAATTCAGCCAAGAGTACTACTATACATAATTGAAGCATTTCAGTTATAGCTCTTTTAACATTAGCCCTTTCTTCAGGTTTAAGTTCTTGCCACACAGCTCCTAGCTGATATTGTCCCCTTATTAACCCCCTTAGGATTCTATAAGAGGTTCTATAATAACCTTCTTCCCAGCTCTGTGTATCAAGGTTAAATTGACCTCTTTGAAATCTTCTATTGAATTGGGGTTTCATCCAATTCCTATATTGCAGTAATAGCCTACCCATAATAACTCTCTGTGCAGCATTTCTATCCTCAGTATTATAAATACCAAATAATGACTGGTTAACATGAGCTATTTTTCTTCCAAATTTACCAATATCAAATGGTTTACCATCAGCTCCAGTAGTTCCCTCAGGGAGTTTCATTTCTTTTATCTTATCATTGCCATCAAATGTATCTTCTATCTGGAGAGCTTCCCATAATGACATTTCTCCCTTCCCAGGAACATTCACTCTCTCTCTTAAAGCCATAGCTATAGCTGTTCTCATGTATAGCCAATGGTCTCCAGCTCCCTGTCCAATATATGCTATTTCAGATGAAAATATCCTAGCCAATGCACTCTTTCTCATCACATGGTGTGAGACATCATCAAAGTCTTGTCTTATATTAAACAGCTCATTAAACAGTGAAAGTCTATTGGTTTTTGTTCTACTATTGAACTCTGCTATATTACCAGGAATCAGTTTAACATATATAGAGTCAGCCTTAGCAAGCTCTTTAGCATTAAAGAACTCTCCAGCAGCGGCTTCTATATTCTGCATAGCTACACCTGTAGTCACATTGGCTAGATTAGTTAAATAGTTGAACCCTAATTGAGCCATTGATGACCCTTTCATTAAAGCTGAAACAACCTTATTTTTATTTATTTTTTTACCAAATACTTCCCAGATTCCTGAATCTTCCAAGTACTTATGATATATTTGGGAGGCAAAGAAGTCATCAAGTCTATCTTCTATATAAGAGCCTCCACTCTCAATAGCCTCATTCTGAAAATTTTTTCCTAATGCCTTAAACTTCTCCACTAGGTTCATCCCTCCTCTAGTTGTTTTAACCTTTCTGTTTTCCTTAATCAGGGTTCTTCCAGTCTCTAGGGGGTCAATGATTCTATCCATTTCCCTGTAGTTATTTGAAGCAGCTGTATAAGCCATCAATGACCCAAATATATCAGTGCTCAATTCATTGGGATTCTCTAATCTATTGGTATATAATACAGGTAAGGTCATAAATTCCTTTCCCGCAAAATCAGTAAGGCCAGTTCTTCCTCCAAATATTGTATCATCATCAGTTCTTTCCAAGAATTCATCAGCTAAATGTTCCTTTATATTAGAGAATATAGTAGAAGGGTCTTTTCCTGAATCAATAAACCTTTGTACTCCATCCTTTCTTAGTTGAATAGCTTTAAGCTCTGATACTCTAGTAGAAGGATATTGTTTATCCATTTGGGTTTTTATCTCAAGAAATTTTTTCCTAATGAGTTGTTGCTTATCAGATAACTTATAAAAGTCCTCATTTCTATATACTGATTCCTTGGGGATTCTAGTGCCCAGAATAGTTAAATCACTATGCTCTTCATGCCATCTTTCCCTCTCAGCTAACTTAGCTTTTAAGTTATCACCTTTTGGGTTCTTACCATATTTTTCACTAAGTTCTTCCTCAAATCTATCTCTATCTTGATAGTATTGGTATGAGTTTACCTCACTCACATAATTACCTGTAAAATTACCTTCTCTATCTCTTTCAAACATCCAATCAAAGGTAGTAATCCCATAGGATTCAGCTTCCATTCTAAGAGCCTGTATTCTCCTAAAATCCTTTATACTCTGGAGCCTGGCTTTATCCATGGCATTCTTATATATTTTATCAAATGCCCTTAATAAGATATCAGAGGAGTTACCCATACTATCAAGCCATCTATCTAAGTATGAAATATCACTTTCAGAGGATTTAAGAAGCTCTTCTATAGTTATGGAAACTCCTTTCCTGGAACCCATTTCTATAGTTATTTTCTCACCCAATACAGGTTTCAAGTATTCAGCAAATGAAGGCAGGGCTATTCTTAGCCAGTCTCTCCCAATTAACTTATATAATGAATTAAGCTCAGTAAGTGTGGACTTCATGTTAACTACTTCCTTGTCTCCCTTATGATCAGTAACCACAAAGTCTTTTGTGTAATCAGCGTCATTCTTGTCATCAAGAGCTAAATCATTAAGATTATCTATGAATTGACTATAGGACTGAATAGTGCTCTTTATGCCTATAAGAAGTTTAAACTTATCCTCAGGTGACATAGTATTGAGAGTGCTTAATGTATTACTTGCCACTTTTAAGGAGGATAATGCTTCCCTTGCATAAGTAAGAACTCCTAAAGCTGTATCTGTGTTCATATTACGCTCTAAGGCATTTACTATACTTTCAGCATACTTCTTTGAGTCCTCATTACCCCTAATAATCTTATACCTTTTAGATTCTACTGCAATAGCATCCTTCAGGATTTTTATATTTCTTTCTACTTGTTCACTTAGGGCATTAAACTGAACATCTCTTTGGGAATTGATAATATCTTTTTTTGAAAGAGTTAAATTACCTCCTAGAATACCCTTGGCAATTGTACTCATACTAGATTCAGCTTCATGGATAGCATCCACTATTTCAGATTCTTTTATTCTCTTAAACTTCCTCTGTACTTGATTTATCAACCTTCCTTGAATATCATTAGAGGTTACACTCTCAAGAAGTTTTTCCTGCAAAATATGTCCTAAAGCCTCTTCAGCCATTAATTCCATATCACCCTCATAGAAATCGTAGACATCTTGGTAATCATCTCCTAATATTTCTCTTAAGGAATCCTCATTGGCTAGGGTATTTATATTTCTTTGTATTAATGGATTTCCCCTCATAGCTCCTATAATCAAGTGGGCAAACTCCTCACTTAATGCTTTAGCTCCTTCCATGTTATTAGCCACTCTAATCATGGAGATTGAATCAGTTGCCAATAACTTAGCTACAGAGAAATCAGTAACTCCAACTCTTCCTGAAGACTGCTCTATTTCTTGAAGTAATCCTACACTCACCCCCAGAGACTTCAATATTTCAGCAAGCCTCATATTAAGTTTATAAGTGGCATACTGATTAGCAAATTTTTTCTCATTCTCTTCAGTTCTGCCAAGTAACTGTATAGCTATTCTTCCTTCATCATCATATCCTACTACAGCCACAAAATTTTTATTATAGGGACTCCTGTCATTGAAAGTTTTAGCATCCTCTAGAGTTAAGTTAAAATTCTCTATTGAATCATCCCTTTTAGGTAAATTTTTTCCTAGGTACTTTCTTATATTACTTCCAGCTACCTTCATTATATAGTTATTCTGGATAAGAGAATCAAAGAAAGGAACTCCCTCAGCATCAAAGCTGAGAGAGTCCTTATAATCATTCTGGAACTTGGGATTCATGGCTATGCCATAAATCTTCCAAGCTTCATCATACCCAAATTCATTTTTTAATTTTTGGAAAGTCTTAATCCCCTTTTTAGGGGTAAATACACATGCATTTGCCATATTATAACTCCTTTATTACATTGTCACCATTACCTTTTTTACATGGATTTAACCCTTCTTCTTTTAATCCCTCTTCAGGACTATACTCTTCAGATGCCTCAACGGCAGCATCCAGTTCTCCCAATATAGCATCAATAGTTCCAGTATCAACTCCTAATAAAGATATATCCTCATTATTGTTTATAGCTGGATTACTATTTCCTGTAATTTGTCCTCCTTGAACACCAGGATTTCTTCTTTCTTTCTCAGCTTGTATCATCTTTTCAGCTGATTTTTGATATTTCTCATTTTCAGCTACCATATCATTAGACTCCTTATTAGCATCATAAAGGTTACCAGGTGTTGTTGATATTCTATCATATTGTAGAATTTCATTTTCCATAGATTCAGTGTTAAGTCTATACACAGTAAGTTCATTGGGATCATAAAAGAACTCAACAGGTGTTGGAACTACTAAATTTCTATTGGAAACTTCTTTACTAGGTATCCTTACTATCTTCCTATCTTCTGAGTAATAATCTCTTGGTACAACGATAGTAGGAGCCATCACTGGATTGTTGGCATAGTATTGTGTTATAAACCTGCTCCATTTATCAGAGACTCCCATTGAAGTATTAAGCTCCCTAAGGGTATCTATATACTCTGGGAATGATGTTTTCCAAACAGTACTGAAATATTGAGAGAAGCTACTGGGACCATAATTAAGTCCTTCTTTGAAATAGGCATAATTGAATAGATGAAATGCCAATTTCCATGCTACAGGATTACTATCCATATATAGTAATGTATCAGCACTATTCATTAATAAATCTATCAATTGGTGACTATTTCTTGAGGAATCCCTCATTATAATTCCAGAGGGACTATTACTGATTTTTTGTATAAAAGGTATCTTAGCTATATCAGGGTTTTCACTTACAATCCTAGTAAATTCCTTAGGAAATACTGATAAGTAATAATTTCTCTTTTCCTCTAAAGACATCTCACTGCTCTCCCCAAATAACTCTGTATCACTAAGAGCAAATTGTATAAGAGCATTATAGATGGTTTGAACATCTCTTTCTCTTAAAGGTCTTATAGAAAGAGTATTCACGAAATCAATTACTTGATTAGCATAATCTCCAGCTGTAGCAAAATAATCAGCCAGTTTTTTAACACCAAATTCTATTCCTAAAGAGTAGAATGCTTGAAGCATGGGCATCTTGGAATTCATAAGAGCTTCCCTCATTTGGTCTATAGTCATATCAGGGGTAATATAATTATTCCTTACTATATTCTCTATTCCAGTAAGAGGAAAATCAGAGAGTCTTGACTTCCTTATAAGCCTATCTATATTTAGTGTTTGTATCTTAGCTATGGCAACACTTCTTCCTATAGCAGCCTTAGGAGAATCAGCTCTATAAGCCTGTACTGTCTCCCCAAGAGCATCTCCATATTTAGATATTCTCAATAATAACTTTGCTAATTGAAGTTCTTTTTCTATTATTTGGATTTGTCTTTCTATAGGAGTTTCAGGTGTTATACCTCTAGACTCCAGTGTGGTGAGCATTATGTCTACTAAAGTAGTAGAATTTATAGGCTTAACCTTATATTCTCTCATGGATAATAGTTCAGCCAAAGATGTTTCTACATTGGAAATATAGGAACTTAACTCCCTAAGTCCTCCTGTTTCCTCTATACATTGTTTTACAATGGGGATATTAAAGAAGGCTCCTATTTCAGGGATACTCATTCCAGCTCTTAGCATAAAACAAGCTGTATTGGCGGTGTTCTTATTCTGCATTAAGAAAGCTAAAACTGGGTCCTTTACATTATCAACTGAGGCAGCTGAGAATTGTTGACAATTCTTTGATATCTTAACCTTAGCACCATTCTCAGTTGTGTAAATATCAGATAAGCTCTTTATTACCCTTCCATCTATAGTGAACTCAAATCCATCTTTTAATGCTAGACCAGTTCCCTGGAATTTAGCTTGCATAGTGGTATTATTAGCATAGATTCCAACTAATACTTTACCCACCATATTTTGGTTGTGATAATAGATAAATGTATCCACAGTAAGAGAATTTCTTTCTTCCTTTACTTCCTTAAGAAATTCAGTAAGATTCTCCAAGGAGTCATTAAGAACCTCATATATAAAATCATCATAGTTCTTGATTCTATTTCTTCTCATGTACTCGTGAACATAATTTATATTACTGGTGATTTCCCTGACTCTAGCATCATGTTTAAGTACATCAAAGTTACCAGGACTTTGTGAGTCCTCTCCCACCATTTTATTAGTAAGGATTTGAAAAGCGATATTTATTATCTCATTATTTCTCTGTTCCCTACTGTTATCTTTTGGTTCTTTGCTATGGTCATAATTAATTACCTCAAATTTCTCCTCGACAAAGTAGTTCTTCTTTCTTCCTTTAAACCAGTCACTAAATCTCTCTTGAGCTGTTTCTGAAAGATCATACTTCTTATAGCCATTATCATAAACAAGCTGTAGAAAGTCTCTTTCAGACATATTCTTTCTCTTAGCTCCCTCTGTGATATTCTTATTAATTTCATTAACAATATCACTATTACTAGGATCATTATAGAAGTCTCTCCAAGCTCTGTCTACATCATATATTTGCTCTCTTTTAAACTCAGGAAGCATCATAAACAGCTTGTCAACATCAAAGTCACAACCACTGAGAGTAGTAATCTCTGAAGGGAGCATTATAGCACTACCATTTTGTTGAGGAAGAAATCCCTTTATTCTTAAGGGAATCATACTGTATTTAGCCTCAGTAGGTATTCTGTATCCTACAAAATCAAGAAGTTTCTTATCAGCACCTTTTAACTTATTATAGTCTATTTTATATCCTATAGTTACACCTTTTTTATTTTTCACTTCTGTTAAAAATGGCTCATAGAACTTTCTACTATATGCAGGTAAATAACACTCTACAGCTTCAATACTACCATCTCTCCTTCTTACTACCTCTAGCTCATTGGTAAATCCAAAATTAGATACCAATATACAGGAAGCACCCTTAATGTATTGCTTAGCTATTCCATTCTTGAATATAGAGGTAAGTAGCTCCTCTAGTTTAGTAGAAGTTATTTTATCATTAAAGGGAACATTGAATACCTTTCTTCCATTAACTTCAACTATTTCCAGGGCATTAAGCAAATCCCTATTATATTTAGGGTTGCCTTTAATAATAGAAAGTAGCCTGTTCTGAAGAGTTTCTATGCTTGAAAAAACCTCATTGACCTCTTTATATGAATCCAAGAGGTTCTCAACCATAAGAGAGAAATAATATCTCTTTACATTGTCCCTTCCCTTAATAGTGATATCTCCAAGATTAATTTCTATATCTTCAGGGAGATCTGAGTATATAAGGTTCCTGAACTGAGAACCTATTATAGATTCAACATCAAACAGATGCTCTGGAGTAGGCTGGGCTATCATGTAATCATCATAGCTTATTTCATGCACTGTAGTCTTGTTGTAATTATCCTTAGTAAGAACATCAGTATCATTAATCTTCTTTCTTGTATTCTCAACTAAGGTATTAAATACCTCAGTTTCTGTTGGCTTAAGGTAATCAATGATATTATTATACTCCTGCTGTGTAATACTGCCTCTTTCCAGTCTATTATCAAAGTACTCCTTTATCTGGTCAAAAGCTTTACTGATGTTCAACCCACTGATATCAGGAACATCATATTTCTCTCCATTAACCTCTATAAATCTGTCTTCAGATGCCTTTTTAATTTTTGAAGGACTTACATTAATGTCTATAACTCCACTACAACCTACTTTCACAGCAGATTCAAATTGGACTACATCAATATTATTCGTTTCCATGAACTTATTAAGTCCTCTTAATTGTGGAGAGTTATTCAATACTGTTCCTAGGACTTGATAGGTAGCTAATAGTAGAAACTCTGAGTTCTTGTTTTGATGAGGGGTTCTTAGTAGTCCCCCTAACCCATCAGGAGTCTCAACTTGGCCATAGACAAAAGGTTTAATAGTCTGCCATATTATATCAAAGTCACTAATATCCCAATTGCCTTTATTTAATCTATCAAAAGCTTCCTCCATCTTAGGAGTCCACCTTCCTAGCATATCCAGTATAGATCTATAAGAACTTAAACTTCTATAAGCTTGTCCATCTACACTATTTATGTTTCTGAACTTATAAAGAATAGAATCCAAATCCATCTTGGTTATTCTTTCCTCTTTATAAGCTTTAGTAAACATCTCCTTAAGAGGGATATAAGTAGGAGAAGTTACTATATTGTCCCTGATATAGACAGTTCTTTCTGTCTTTCTTCCATATTTACTGTTAGTATTCAACTTAGTTCCAGCTGCATATACCTCCTTAAATCTCTTTTGAAAATCAGTATCACTCGCATAATAGGCTAAGTCAGTAGTTACCATTTGAACCATTTGTGAAGTAGCGAATATTTGATTCCATACATATTCCCTAATCTTGTCAACAGCAGCCTCATCACTCTTTACTCCAGTAGCCTTTTTTATTTTATCAAGACTCTCATCACTTACTACCTCTTTATGATTAGAGATAAAGTCATCAGCCAGTTTATCTATAGTCCAGTTTATAGCACTATCAATGTAGGCATCAATACTCTTTACATTACCCCTCCTATTTAACTCTCTCACTATATCAAGGAGAGTCATTTCTTTACCCTCAAAATCTAATTTAAGAGTATTAAGTTCAGGAAGAAAACAGAATCTTTTTCCTCTTTTATCAAAATTACTTATTGGAGGAATACCCTTTTTAGCCCTATCCTCTACCAGTCTTATTCTCTTTAATTCTTGATTAACTAGTTTTCTATATAATGGGATTAATTTACTTCTATAGTCACCAGTATATTTAATGAATTTGACAAAAGTGGCCATCTTTGTATCAGAGAATATGGGGAAGTTATAATATCCATATTGGGTATCCAAGTCTGGATTCTCATCAATAGCAAAATACATATTCATGAACCCTGTAGTAATAAGACTAGGTGACCAGTTTTCATAGTCAACTCCTTCCATATTGAACATATTAACCAGGGTTACCATGTCTCTCACATTGGGATCCTCTTCTATAAGCCTAAGCCATTCATTATTCCATTCCCCGTTTTTATTCTTGAACCAGGCATACTTTCCAAATTCATTTTGTAAATACTCATTCCTCTGGTCATCATCCTTTTTAAGGAGCTTTTTAAACACAGTTTCTATATAATTTGGAACAGCATATGAAGGATATGAGTTCTTACCTTGCCTAAATGTTACTTGAGCATCCAGTTCAGTAACTTTGCCTACTAATTTAGCTATTATATTAAGAGGGTCTCTAACAGTATCAACATAGTGTTGTCCTTCTTGAAGAGTATCACTGTTATCAAGTACTCTAGCTATACTATCAAGGATTGTGTTCGCTAACCCAACATTACTTATATCCTTTAATTGGGTCAAATTCAGGTTAGTAGAGCTAAATCCAATTATATTGAGAAGTTTTTGTATAGAAGGAACTATAGTTTCCATATCCTCACTATACACAGCTTTACTAAGGCTCTTTCTTACATTAGTAAGTAGGGTTCTGGCTTTCCTTATATTAGCTTTACTGATTTTCAGGTTAACATCAAAAATAGAGTCATCATCCTGTGGAGAGCCACTCTCATAATTACGTTGTATTCCCCTAAAAGTTCCTTCATAGTCTATAGGAGAATTCATAGGGAATACTTTTCCATCTCTTTGCATCCAATAAGATATATAGTCTTTTCTGAAATCATTATAGAAGACACTTATCAGGTTTGGATCAGCCTCTAATTCCTCTATTACCTGATTAATCCAAGGATATATCATAGCGGCATTTTCCAATGCGGGTAAGCTATAAGTACCATCTGCATTCTTAACACTGAAATCATTAGGGTTATCCATCCAATTAAGGGAAGCCAGCAGTGCTGAGTGAGCAAAGTCTTCCCTAACATAAATAGTTCTACCTAAATCATCAGTGGCTACATTCCCTTCTGTATCAATCTGTTTTATGTCACTAAGGACTTTCCTAGTTTCAGCCCTAATAGAAGTAAAAGGATCCACAAATCTAATTTTGAATGTATACCCTTCATTCCCACTTACTCTGTTACCACTATCATCATCACCAAGTTCCTCCTCTAAAACTTGTTCTTGGTCTTCTGTATTCTGTACTTCTTTAGTATCTCCTCTCGTTATTCTTAAGTGCTCTTTCTGTTCTATCATAGAGCTTGCCTCATCAAACAGGAGATCAAAATTATCAAGAACTTTTTGATAAGCTTGTTTTACATAGTCAGCTTTCCCTTTTCCTAGATAAGAGTCTATCTCAGAGCTGTCCATGTCAATCCATTCTTGATATTCTTCTTTCATTCTATTCAAGATTTCCTCGATTCCAAGCTCTGTTATAGCGGCTCTTCTACCTTTGACAGGATCTTCCAGTGCATTTAATTTCTGGGATAATTGCAGCCTTCTTAGTGGGTCTTTTTCATTCTCTATATCATTTCTAAGACCTTCTTGCATGTCACTTAGGGCATCATTAATAATATCAGAGAAATCCCTGGCTATCATATCCTCCCTCCTAGTTATTTCTTGAGGACTCATTTGCCTTGAAAGAATAGCTCTTGGACTTTCCTTATTTACCTGTACCTGGCTTGCAAGTGCTTCAGGAATACCTATTTCAGGAAGGTCTTCAGGAGTTCCCTCTTCCTGTTGTGTATTTTGGTCAGAATTAACTCTATTATAAGCTTGGATAAGAGCCTTCATAAAGTTACCTTGTTTTTCCCAGTATTCATCACCAGTAACTTCATGCCATGACCTATTTAGATACTCAATGCCCCTTCTGTCATTGATGCCCTGAATCAATTCAGGATGTTGCTCTAACTTGGCAGTGAGTATCTCTACCATAGTTTGAAAATTTGAGGACTTATTTACAGGCTTTTTGCCTACAGGTTTAAAAGCGGTACTATTAAAAGCAGCTTCATCAAATTCACCTGATTTCCATGTTTGATAAGCATGTTCAGCATTCCTAAATGTCTTGCCTTTATAGACTACTGTAAGATCATTCCCAGGATTAGTCAACATTTTAGCAAAAGTTGAACCCTTACTAGAAATGTTTTCCCCTTTTATCTGGATATCTCTTCTATTGTTATCACCTTCAGTGCTTTGTTGATTTATAAATCTTGCCTTAAATCTCTCTTCTCCTCTTATATCTTGTCCATCTCTGCCTCTAAATTTAAAATCAGCAGTAGTATGTACTTCATTAGGAATACCCAATCTTTGGGCAGCTATAATACCAGCCTCATCTACACCAGTCTGTCCTCCACTTCTTATCTTAGATATAGTAATACCCTTTTGTTGAAGAATCTGAATAACACTAGAAACTAAATCATTAAGATATTCTTGTGATACTCCTTCACTAAAAGAATAGATACCGTTACCAGCTATATTAAGCTTTATTCCCTTGGTAGGAAGACCTTTCTCTTTTATTTGTTTTTCAAGATTATTAGCAATAATTGTAGCTTGGTTATTTAAATCATCGCTAAGTTCAGCTTCTATATACTTATCCTTGGTATTTCTTATAGTTCTGTTTCCAATTTGTTTTCTGTCTTTTGAACCAGCAGCCTGAGCTGTTAAAGTTTCTCCATTAGACCTTACAGTAAATAAAGCCATAGTTATATCAGACCAATCAGCATTTTCTCTAGTCCTAGAGGGATAATCAGTTCCTTTAGAAGTAGTGATTTCGGTACTGGAAACAATCCCAGTATTAAGTAGATCTTTATGGTTAATTAAATACCCAATCATAGTGGCGTGACTAGGCTGGTACTTCTCTTTGTAGTATAGAATAGGAGTACCCACTGGAGAACTTAGTATTTTATTAATAATAGCCTTTCTATATTCCTCAGCAGCACTTTCCTCCCCAAAATTATTACCTGTGGTTAACCAATCATAGAACATCTGAAGGGATTTCCCCTCACCATACTTTTGCCAATTAAATGGATTACCTATAATACCTCTTTGAACAAGCTGTGGTGTATTAAAATGTTCCTTGTCCACCCTGTAAGCTACTATACCATTTGGGTTATCTTTAAGCCATTCAGAATAATTACCCATTATGTTTTCTGATATAGTAACTCCAAAAGAGGCTGTCTTGTTAGATATAGTCCTAGTATCTAAAGTAGAAGTTACAGTTTTTTGACTTTGTTGAGTAGATATCTTGGAGGAGAACTTTTTCCTAGCTTCCTCCAGAATAGCTTTTCTATTACTATTTTCTTCTCCCCACTGCATCATCTTACCTGTAGCAACTGAGATAATATGTCCTTTGTTATTAACTACATAACTAGTATCTCCATGTTCTACCACTACTGCTCTTCCTTCTTTAACCGCTAAATTGGCAAATATCCTATTTCTGTGTACACTATCTTCTTTAAAGACCTCTTTACCATCTTTATTATAAATATGTGTACCCTTTATAGTATAAGTCTGTTTTCCCTGTCCAGGAAGTGTATACTCTATAGATTTTTCAATGGTAGGAGTCTTAGTAGTCTTCTGTTCACTTTCTACTTGGGGATTTGTAGGAACAGGAGTACTAGTAGTATCATATAGATGCCTCTTTTTGCCTTCCATAAGCATTCTAATAGAGGCAGTCACAGCTGCTATATATGCATTTGGATTATCCTGTATATCATAATTAGGATCTGTCTGTAATAATCTTTCAGCATATAACTGAACTATGTAAAGCTCTTTAAACGTAGTTATTTCAGATTTAAGATCTTCAGGAACTCCTAAAGGAAGTGTATTTAAGGCATCCTTAAGCTGCGTATCTTTTGGATAAGGATTAATAACTAGGTTATCATTCTCATCAAAGTGTACTCCATAGCCTTTTTCTTCGCTTCTAGTATAATAAGGAATAGCATACTTAAAAGCGTCATTATAGCTTTCTCTGTTTTTAATTAATTCTTGTAGTTCTTGCTCTGAAGGATATTGATTTGGTTTATTATTAAGGGTTTGCCATACACAAATTAGGTTATTAACTATTTGTGGATGTAACCCTATTTTCTCCGCCATTTCATTTATTTCAGGAGTAACTACTGTGCAATAAACTCTTAACATATTTAATAAAATTAGTTTTTGCAAAATTAATTATTTCAGTTGAGATACACAACTTTATATTGAAAAAAATTAAGGGATAATAAGTACTTGACTTACTATCCCTTACATTTTCAATAACTACTTTAATTTTCCTTGAATTATACCCCAAGAATTTCTACCATGAGGTATTACACAACCTGAGCAATCCTTTACCCCATTTTCTAATATCCGATAATTACCCCCACACTCTTTCTTACTATATAGAGGGCAGTAGCAAAACATACAGTTAAAGTCCTTTTCACTTACATTAGAGTGGCAAGGAAAATACTTACAACTCTTGTTTTGAAAAAACTTGTAGGAATTTTCTGCTATAGGTGGACAAAAGTTATTAGGATTTACTATTTTTAACCACCTCATAATTTTAAACAGTCCCTTCTTATTAATAACCTTTATCCAATCACTAAAATATTCTTTAAAAGTTATCATATTTCTAATCTAATATCCTCATTCATTTTTATTTGTTTCTACAAATTTATTCTCAATAGCCCAACACAGCATAGAGTATGCTGCATCAATGAGTAGTAGTTGAGTAAAGCACAATCCTACAAGCACATCATCAACCGATGTTTTCACGTATTCTATACGTTCATTGCACATATTGATATCAAGTTCATATATTTGTTTGTCATGTAAGATGGTAGTAGGTAGTGCATCCAGCACATCCTGCAAAGTGTATGCGGGAATATATTGATACGTTGGGCTATCCTCACTTATATCTCCAGTTGTTACTGATAAATACCATTTACCTGAATCTATATTGATTATTTTATAATAATGTATAAGAGAAGGTTTCAACTTTAACCCCAGCTCTTGCAGGTGCTGCATCTGCTGCACGTCTAAACACTGCTTACTCATAATCATTGCTTTTTAACCAGTTTAATTGCTTCACGTAAGCCTGCTTCGAGAGCTTCTTCGTAACTGGGAATACTTCTCTACTATACATCCAATCATTCGTCAGTAATCTTTCATCCGTCTTACCTAGTGATACATAATAGAATAGCTTATTTCCCTTTTTGTATATATCAATCTCTTTACTTACGTTATAAATTGCTATACATTCTTGGCAGCTTCCCACTACTCTCACAAAATCACCATTCTTTGGTACATATTCCTCTTTCATACACACAGTGATTGTGGCAACAGTTCCATTTTCATTAAGTGTTGATTGTATATCGGTTATCTTAACTCCTTCAGGGAGTTCTATTTTAAAATTCTTTTCCATAATATTTATGATTTTACAGCTTTAATAATAGCTTTCCACCAATACTTTATCACAAAGATAAGATTAGCTGGAAATAAAAGTATTACTAGATTACCTATCTCAACCTCCTCATCTACCACAAGTATGAGTAGAGCAAAGAGTACAGATACCCACCAAGTTATAGCTACAAAGAATAATATTTCACATGTCATTTTAAGTATCTCCTTTTCATACTATCTTTAAAAATCTAAGTAATCTACTTAGTAGGGATTCTTTCTTTTTCCCTTCTTTTAGTGCATAGGCTTTCTCAACATACTCAACAAGTAACTTAAATTGCTCCCCCTTTTCTTTTGAGTCATTATAAGCTTTCTTTATAAGTTCCTCACCAGTTCCAAGGAAACAACCAGTTCTCCACATTCTATTAGGTCTGGTATAGGTGATAATCCTACAAGAACTCCAAAAATTCTTGATTACTGTGTAGTCACTGCCCTTCTTAATACAAACTTTTCCACTAATACATGCATCTCCCTCAATATCTGTATTTGTCACAGTGGCGAAGTCTTTTATAATGGAACTTCCAGAAACCCTAACATCGTCTAAATTTGCATCACCTTTAACTACAGCTCGGTCTTGCAGTACAGAGTTCTGTATTATAGCTTCCTCTGTTACTTCGGAGTTTCCCTTGATTTCTGAACTGATGATTAAAGGAGATCCTGCTATTAAGCAATTTCCACGTATAATACTATGACCATGTATTCTGGCACTTCCTCCTACCCATGCATTCTCCATAACTATAGAGTGGCCATAAACAGCTGCATTCTCAGTCACCCAACAATCTCCTTCATGAGAAAGATTATCCTCACTTTCAATGAATCCTCCTAGCACACCTGGAAACATATTAGAAATCCTCTTCAATGGTTTTATCCTATATAGGGTATGACCATTTAAGGTAATAGATTGGTCTTTTAAAATTTCATATTTCTTTTCCATTCTTTTATTTTACTTATTAGTATGTAAATCTACTTTGCAGGGTTTAAGATACATATACTCATTTTGAGAGTCATAAAAGGTCTCACTATTTTCTTTGGTGAGTTTTCGGGTATAGCAGTAATTAAGAAAGTTAAAGATACTTTTAAATCTTACTACTTCCTTATCTCCACTTAAATATAGGTCTTTCAGATTCATTGATAGACTTTTCTTTTAGAGGTTTTACCACATTTCTTACATATAAAATAGTAGGTAATGGAGATTCCTAATTCTGATTCCCTTACTATTTGCTTCTGTAATTCCCAATCATGATGACATTTATGTCTCATAATTAGGAGTTTAAGTATATTTAACATTGATTATTCTGATTTAGTTATATTCTCTTCTAATGATAGATATTGGTATCTTTCTTCAGTCATTTTGTATTTGAATTTTATATTCTCCGTAAATTATACCATCAAAAATAGCCTGATTAAGAATTTCTATCAATCATTTGGTATTATTTAGATCCTCTTTAGATACCTCTATAGACTTAGGATACCAAGGCTCCTTAAATTCTATTTCAAAGGGTAGACCATTCTTAATGCAAAAGTTTAGAAATTCTTCTTTATTCATTGATATATCCTCTTTTAATAAATTCTTCTCTTAGTGGAACAGCTATCTTGCTTTACTTGTTTCCTCTCTAAATTATCAAGTATTTGTGTCAATAGATATTTAATATCTATTAAATTCTTAGCAATACTTAGATTAGATTCTTTTATGCAAGCAAGGCTTGCTAAATCAAATTCATTCATTAATATAATCCCTTTTAATAAACTCTTCTCTTAAAGGAATAGCCAATTCCCTGGCTTGAGGATGAGCATTGTCAGCACATCTTAACTCAAAGAAATGTTTCCAATCAGATACAAAGCCAGTCATTACTAATTCTGTCTTTAAGGAGTTAGAGAGAACGGCTCTTGCTTCCTGTGGTTTATATCCAGCAGCTATAAGCCCTATATATGTATCTTCATCTCCTTGCATTTCATATAGAAATCTTTGAGTAAACTTACTAACTTGCCTATTCACTACACCTTTTTCTTCAACTGTAGCAGCCAAATTATCAGTTCCCCAAACAAACTTCTTTACATCCATACTATCTTTTAGGCTTAAAGCATCAGGAATATCATCACACCAACAAGGAATAATAAAGGTAAGTTCATTACTAAACTTATCCTTAGAGTAGTTGCAATACCTCGTACTTTCCTGAGCAAAAGACATTACTCTATGCCTTACAAACTCATGTGATACACCTCTATCACATACAAAGTGTACACAAACTCTTTTCTCATGGAACTCTGTAGGTTCACAAAGAAATTCTAAATCTTCTAAGCAATCATTTTCTACTAAAACTCTTAAATTAGTTGTTACGCACCATGCTGCAACCTTATCTCCGTATTTATCAGTAAATATAAATTCATTACATTTATTTACTTTTGAATAGGAATTGTTATGATATATATTAACTGCCTCAGGAGCATAAGTAGTCATTGGAATAGCTAAATATACAGTACCATGTTCTAACATAGCACAATTACCACAAATAGTAGTAATCCCATTTATTCCCCTAACCATTATTAATCCAGTAGATACTGTAACACAATAGACTTCCTCTACTTTATTAGTAATAATAACTTTAGAGTCTTTATCTCTAGAATCATTATTTAAGGTATAGTTAGTATCTAATAATAATACTTTATATACAGGATTATGTAAAGTAGTATTATGGGAAATACCTCTGTTAGAAATAGAATAACCACATATAGGAGCATATATTAATAACCAATCAATTATACTTTTACTAGTATTTGTAAAAGTTATAGTTTTAGTGTTTTTTGCTCTACTACCATCTGAATTTATTAGTCCTTCAATAATAGAAAAAGCTATATCTAATGATGGAAAGTACTGTAATGATATTCTTTTGCCATTATTATAAAACAATGAATTAAAAGAACTCCCTATATTATTATTAGTAACAGTATAATAATTAGATTTTCTTTCTTCAAAAATATATCCCAGTTCTTCACATAATTGTTTTAGATATTCTATTTTTCTTGGCTTCTTTAAATGAAACACTAATTTATTTTTAGTTTCAGGACTATAGCATCCATCTCCTAACCAAAACCCAATTAACTCTCCATAAGGATTTAAAGACTTGCTTTTTAGACAATGTCTTGGAGTTTTAAACATTCTTTCTCCTAAAGTTTTTTCTCTGCCATTATTATCTTTATAATATCCATTGCATTTAAATAAAGAATACGAATTGTTTTTATAAAAGTCGTTTTTGCTTTCTCTGAAAATCCCAAACATATTATGTCCATCAGTAACTTCTATACCTAGTGAAGGATAATAATAAAAATTACCTTTATAAGAATAACTTACTATTCTTTTTGGATTTTCAAAACCTTTAAATGAACAATCCTTATTTATTACAGCAACTTTTTCACCATTATAATCTCTAAATTTAATCCAACCATTCTCAGTTAGTACCTCTGTATCTCCTGTATAGCAGTGACCTGCTTTAATCATTCTATCTACAAAAGGCTTAGCACTATCTTCTGTTATCTTGTCCTCAGACCTATAGCATACACGCCCTGCTCTCTCAATGGCTTTATATATTCCTTCTAATCCAGGTTCTTGTTTCCAAATTTCAAATGATGGTTTTATAAGTCTCATTGTACATCCTCTTTAGTTAATACTACGTCATCATTGCTTTTACTTACACTAGTAATCTTGCAGTCCTTTCTCCATTTTCTCATAATACTTATTGCTTCATCAATAGAGTCAGCTGCCACATGATAGGAAAGATAGTTTTCTAGTACTATCCGATATAATCTTCTAGTTATTACCATATTCAAATAGATTTAAATTAAAGATTTTTCTAATTGCTTTGTAAGTTCTCCATCAACATCCAGTACTCCACTACACCAGTAAGAGTTCATACTATCAGAGCCTTCTTCATATTCACCAATTCCCATCCATTTACCATATGTAGTAGGAAGAAATATTTCAATTCTTGGGATCTGGTCTTCATAAGATACTCCTATTACAATAGTATCATAATTACTATCATAAAGCTCAGGATAATCCTCTAAAGCTAAATAACAAATACGTAACAGTTCTTCATAAGCTTCTTCTCTAGGAATTATATCTGTTATAAGAACTTTATATTGTCTACTATGAGTAATTTTACCATCATCATAGCAATTGTAACATTTAAATTTTTCTGGAATCATATTATGCTCTTTTTTAATCACAAATTACTTCATAGTCAAGTATTTCTATACTCTCAATAGAAAATAATCTATGTTTCTTGACAAGCCTATCCTCAGCTTCACCAAAACTATTAGCTACTACAAGAAGGACACTACCATTAAAACAAGTTACCTTATATACTTTCATATTTTATGATATTAGGGCTTCAAACTCATCAATGTACCAACCTTCACAGACATCAGTAGGAAGAGTGATTTGCTCCTCTACAGCAGTTTTCAAATCACAGTTATCAAAATCCACTTCATTTTGACCATATTCATCCTTGCTGTCAAGTACTTCATAATCAGAGACCTGTACTTTAACTACCTTACTGATAGTCATACTTACAATAACTTCAACTTCTTTAGGTTCCTTAGAGTCATTCCAAGGAGCATTACTCTCTTCAATTTGAGACATAGTAGGATAATTATCCATTTTTCTTTCCCTTTTAAGTTTTTTTAAATCAGTTTCTAAATTATTCTCCTTAATAAGTCTATTAGCTATTACACACCTGAGATGATTGGGAATACTGATATGTCTTCCTTCCTTATTAATATATACAGCATGGTCTCCACTCATTCTTTCAAAGTGGAAACCATTTGCTATACATATCTTAATAAGTTCTCTCTGTGTAAACTGCTTCATTCCTTATTAACTATTTGTTCACAAATAAGCATTGTTTCAGGAGAAGGTACTATCTCTTCAATTCTATAGATCATATAATCTATAGGACTGCCATTATATAGTCCCTCAGATTTAAGTACCCTGCTTGCTTCATTAGGATTACCAGCCTTTACTACTGCACATCCCCTGCCATCATTCCTGATTTCAAACTCTATTATCCAGAGCTTTTTATTCACAGGAGGAACATGACAGTCACTCTCATTATTTATACATTCTTTATTCACCATGATTCATTACTTTATTATACCAGTCTTCATTTACGAAATAAGCATTATCTCCATAAAGTTGATAATACCTCTCATCCTCAATAAGCTCTACATTATCCTTAAAGCCTTCTTTATTCATCAATTCTTGAATATTAGACCCCTGTACTACTATAAAGTTATCTTTCATTTTCTTCAAGCATCTTAATTTTATCATTTAGATACCACACAGCTTTCTTTAAGTCCTGTATAGTGCCAGCATAGAAATCTGATTTATTCTCAGTCTCAATAGGCTTTCTACCAGCTCTTAGAATATATTTTAGTGCATTGCCAAGGTCAAAGTCAAGATGTCTTGTTATATCAATAACTTCAATCCCACATTTATCCTTTAGCCAAGTGTAATGGGGAGGATGATTTACTTCATCTTTTTCATATACAGGTAACCTGAACTGATTCTTGATATTATCAAAATTTACTTTGCATATCTCAGAATTATCATTTATAAGAATCACTTCAAACCCATCATTCCCTTGTATATAATACTCCTTAAAGGGTGTAAACCCAGGAATTTTCAAACCCTCAGTTCCAACATAAGTAATTGAGTCTCCTGTTTTGAGTTCAGATATACTTTCTATAACTTTTAATTCTTTCATTTCCTTTCATTTAGTATTTTTAATAACTAGGTCAATGGATCCAGTAGGTTGGCAAGGTTCCATCCTCCAGTCTACTAATATCTGCATCAAGTTTGACTTTCTTCACAAAATAAGCTCCTGATTTTACCATTATATCATATAGAGTTTGAGCTACATCTTCTGCAATCTCTTCAGGAGCTTCACAGTTTATTTCATCATAAGGAGTTACAGTAATTAGCACCTTAAATAATAAGTCATTGTGCCTTAAATATTCAAAGAAGTTCACCATACTTACCTTATAACACAATGCGCCAGTATGCTGTATAGGATAATTGACAGATTGCCTATCAGAGTCAGCTCTTCTCTTGAAGAACTCCTTTACCATCATCACAGTATCACATTTAGGCGCATCTACTTTCATCTCCCTGTAATAGTCCCAAAATCCAGGTTCCCTAAACTTAGTTTGCAACTTCTTGAGATAACTCCAATCATAGATATAAGCCTTATACCCCACCTTAGGATTTAAGTCTATATAGCCTTTATTGAACCAGTCTTTCTTTCTGGACTCAATATATCTCTTAAGGCCATTAAAGCCCCTCATATAATTATCATAGATTTCCTTAGCTCTTTTAGCAGTAAGTCCAAAGTTCCTCATAATGGTATTATCATTGCCTGCATAATTAAATGCAAACTCATAACCCTTAGCTTCTTGTCTTAGCTTGTGATATTGCTTCTTGACCTCCTTAGCTGACATATCCTTAGGAATCTCAGGAAATACTATCTTGGCAGTCAGAGTATGTAAATCACCCTCTCCATAGGTAAGTTCCCTAATCATCTCCTTGTCATCAGCTACGTCAGCCATAATATACGATTCCTGACCTGAGTAGTCAATTGAAATCCATCTGTTGCCTTCTTCAGCAATAAAGCAGGCTCTAGTCTCAGCATCAGCTGGCATATTAAGCATATTAACATAATCAACTTTAGCTGTTTTATCCTTGCCTCCTGAGCTTATTCTTGCTGTATCAGTACCTAATGAATTAAAGTTAGTATATAGCCTACCTGTTACTTCATCAATCTGCTTGAGCACATTTGCTCCATAGGTACTGCATAGCTTCTTCATTTCCTTGAACCTAATATACAAAGGAATAAGGCTACACTTATCTTTCTGTGGACCTAATACCTTAGCTCCTATGCTGTCCTTATCCTCATCATCCTCCTTATCAAGAGCTGTAGTATCAACTCCATACTTTTTGAATAAAGGAATAACTTGCTTTTGACTATTCCAGTTAAGAGTTACTTGAGGTTCAAGGTTAAAGCCTGAGAACAAATCACCTTGTCTATCTATCTTGATATACTTTGAATTAGGCTCATGTTCTATAAGCCATTTATTCATTTCATCAACAATACCATCAAGGACAGCTTGGTCATGCTCCATCTTCTTCTCCCATCTTGTCCTGTCCATCTTAATGCCACAGAAGCACATATAGGCAATAGGGAGTATAGCTCTATTCTCATACTCTATAGCTATAAGCAGCCCTTGTTTCTCAAGCTGTTTAAGTTGAAGTTCCCTTATCTGTTCAAGATACTTAACATCATTTGCGGCATATACAATTACATCCCCTACAAGACCCTTATAGATAATCTGCCCTCTTATGGACTTATCAAGTTCTACTCCAAGGTACATCTCACCTAACTTCTTTAAGTTCATAAATAAGACATAACTTGCTTTTGAACCCTTCTTCTTAGGGTCTGCTGGTACATAATCATATCTAGGGCATTGAATCTTATCCCATACTTCAGGAGTTAGCCTGACAGGGTAGCCATTCCACATGACTTTCTCAGCCAAGAATAAGTCATAGACATTATAAGGAACTATATGATACTTGTAAAGCCATTGTAAATCAAACTTGGCATTATGGAATAGAAATAATCTATCTGATTCAATATAGTCTTTATACAGTCTTACATCTATAGTAGAACAATCAATGACTACTTGAAAATCATAACAGCCAAGTTGAAGAGACAGCAGCTTATCCTTATGGCAGCTTAATCCACTGGTTTCAGTATCAAGACCTACTATATCTAAGGAACTTAATAGGGATAGACTTTCGTCTACCCCTATTATTTTATAGTCCTCAGATTCAAATAGCTCTTGGTTATTAGTGACCAGATATATCATCTTGAATATGCTATCAGCTCTTTAAAATCAAGTACATATTTATACTTTACAAAGAATGAGTTACCAAGTATCCCATGAATTGTCACTCCATTTTCTTTCTTTACTTTATCAAAGGCAGCACTCATATCAACTACCTGAAAGTTCTCCACATAATCAGTGTCTTTATACTTCAATGGAATACTTACTAATGAAGTCTCTACACAATTCCCCTCCATGCCATAAACAGAGCTTGTACAATCAAGACTAGTGTGCTTTATTATATTTAATATAGGCTCATTTATGACTGAAAGAGAAGAACCAGTATCAAGAAGGAAATTGAATTTATCCTTACCATCTTGCCTAAAAGTAACCACTGGAAGTTCTGTCAAATCCATTGATTCCCTAAAGGACATCTTGTTTTTCTTACTTCTGGTAAAATCTACTATACAAGCTAAGGTTACTGCTGCAATAACCATTAGCAATACTTTAACTATCTCCCATATTAGTGAAAAATCCATATTAACCTAAACCATATAAAATTAAACTCCAGTTACATTCATTCCTCTGTTATTATTACCTAAGGAATTAACTTGCACCAGCTCTATCCCAGAGCTAAGAAGCCACTTCAATTTCTGTAATATAGTAGCCTTCTGACTTAACTGAATCCTGAATTGACATATTCTATCTCCCTTATGGATATATGTATTAGTCAGTGGAGAGGCTATATATTGCCATTCATCCTCATCTCCATTATAGATATTATCTATAACTCCTTGACCACTAGGAATGAATACTCCCAGTTTCTTGGGACTTCCACTTCTTGATGCTACTATAGCCTCAAAACCTTTAGGCAATTGAATAGCCACTCCTAAAGGGATATAAGTGACAGGGATGGTGACATCTCTATATTTAACATTGGAAAGTTGATACTGAGTCCCTGCTTGAGATGCCCTGATTTCTACATCTTGGGCAGCTTTAAGATCTATCCAGTCACCACTTTCACTTATTTGAGGCATACATCCTTCTGTTAGTACTTTTACTTTAATCTTCAGTTTCATATTGTTCAGCTAAATCTTTAATTACATTAATAAAGGATACATCAGAATATGTGTGGGACATCAGCATTCCCCTAAGAGCTGATAATATATCTCCTACTGCTATATCCTCATGTTCCCATTCATAGGAGGATTCTTCCTCACCTATTTTCAATGTCAATCTTGATTTTACCATAATTACTCACATCTACTATAACCACAGGAAGGACATGAGACACATCCTCCAGTTCTTATTAATTTCTCACCACATTCAGGACAGGATTCCCCAGTATCCTTAGGTAAATACTTAGATAGTACCCTACACATGGCACTACTGAAAGAGATTATATTATCATTGACTTTCCTTGCTGTCTTAATAATATACTTAAGAGAGATTCCATGCCTAAGAAGCATAGAACTATACAGAGTGGCAGCCTTCTCCTCAACAGTAATATCAGTATTAAGGAGGTTATTTATTATCAAATCCTTTGACTCAAGGCTATATACACCCTTCTTGAGCTTGGTTATGGTTCCCCTTGTGTCAGTAAGCTCTATGTTATTCTTGAGCCTAAAGACAAATACCTCATATGGTTTCTCCTCATAAAGACCCACACATACTATGAAGTTCTCTCCTTTCACCTTTACCTTATGAATATCACAGGGAAGCTCTTTAGGTCTCTTAGGAGCACCTACAGCTTGCATATTGATAGGCTTTTTAGTAGTAAGAATACCTTCCCTAAAGCATCCACTCCTGTAGACTGTACATCCCTTAAGTCCATGCTTCCATGCTTCTACATAGATGTTATACACATCTTCCACTGTAGCTTCTTTAGGAAGATTTATTGTAGAACTAATACTTGCATCAGTGTACTTCTGTAGTACTGCCTGCATTTTGATTCTATCAATAGAAGCTATATCCTTAGACTCTACAAAGTAATCAGGAAGTTTTATATCTTCACCATATCTATCACCAATATAGTCATCTACTATTTTAGCAAATACTTCATAATAAGTATCTTTACCATTCAATGATTGAGTCTTTCTTGTGTACTTTAATGCAAAGTTAGGTTCTACTCCAGTAGATACTTGCAACATGGTAGCAATACTACCTGTAGGAGCACAAGTAAGAAGTTGACTATTTCTTAATCCATAAGTCCTTATATCACTAATCATTTCATCTGGAAGATTTAATGATTTAATGAACGAGGAATTAGCTAACTTCTCCTTATCACACATAGGATAGCATCCTGAAAAAGTAGCTAATTTGATAGATGCTTGCACAGCTGTTGCTGCTATAAGCTTATATACTCTTTCAGTTATCTCAAGAGCTTTATTAGAACCGTAAGCAATACCTAATTTAATTAGCATATCAGCTAATCCCATTGTACCTAAGCCAACTTGTCTCCACTTATTTACAGAGTCTCTTTGCTCTTGAAGAGGATGTAACATCATACCTTCATCAAGTACTTCGTTAAGACCTGAGATAGCTATCTCTACAGCTTCTACAAGACTAATCCAGTTCATCTTAGCCTTATCAGTAAATGGATTAGTTACAAATTCACTAAGGTTAATACTACCCAATAAGCATGAGCCTCCTGCTGGTAATGGCTCTTCAGCACAATTATGAACTACAAACCCATTAGCAATGAAGTTATGAGTGTCCTCTATAGTCATGTCATAGACATCCTCAGTATAATCAAGAGTTCTTACTTCTTGAATATACCAATTAATACCTACTTCCTTTCCTAAGTTTCTACAGGTTCTACCTGTATGCTCTTCTTTAGGAAGATACCTTCCAGTAGTTTCATCTCTATTAACTTCAATAACCCTTCCAGTATTAGAAAGTTTTGAATGTTCCTCATGAGTGATAACTTCAAGATTTGATAATCTATTGTCAAACCCATTATCATTAATATGATGAACATCCATATCTTCTATATCATAGAAGTGTCTTGCAATAAATCTATGTTCCTTCTCATACTTAGTGCCACTAAGGCTTACAGAACAATATTTATGCCCTGTAGTTTGTCTATTAAGACCCTTTATTTTATCTCCTTTTTGAAGATTAGCAGCCTCAACCCAACCTCTATTAGTAGTAAATATTCTATGGTCTGGAGTACAAATTAGTCTTCCCTTACCTGCTATAACCTCAACAAGTTGAGCATTCTTTCTTGTTTTCCAAACCTTAACAGCTTTTCTTATAGCAAGATTACCATCAGAATCCATACAATATACAAATGGAGTACTTCCTACTAACTCCTTTATAGGAATTTCCCCTTCCACTGTTTGAATCAAGCTATCTCCTGTAAGACATGGGTTGACCCCTGCATAAGCAAAAGCATCATCATTATCAAGCATATTATAATGAGCAATTCTATCCCAATATAATAATCCAGGTTCTGCCCACTCCCAATTTCTTTTAGCTAGGAGTTTTAACAAATCTTTTGCCTTGAAAGTCTTGGTTATAGTACCAGTCTCAGGACTTGTAAATTCAGTTATCCAATCCCTATCCTGTATAGCAGCTTCCATAAATTCATCAGATACTCTGATACTTATGTTAGCTTTTTCACATACTCCAGCTTTAGTTTTAAGATTAATAAACTCCTCAATGTCAGGATGCTTACAGCTAATACTAATCATTAATGCCCCACGTCTGCCTGACTGACCTATAAGACCAGTAACATAGCTATAGAAGTCCATGAAACTTATAGCACCTGATGTACTTTTAGCTGCATTATGGACTATAGTACCTTTAGGTCTAAGGTTGCTAATATCCACACCACAGCCTCCTCCATAACTATAAGTTCTTGCTAACTTACTTGCAGTTTCAAAGATAGATTCAATATTATCCCTTGGGGGTGCAATTACATAACAGTTACTATAAGTAACCCTTCTGTCAGTCACTCCTCTACTTGCTAGTATCCTACCCCCAAACAGGAATTTCTTTTCAAGAATAAGTTGTCTTATATCTTGGTTTCCTCCACTTACTCTATCAAGCCAGTGCTCAAAGCTCTCATTGTCAACTTGGTACTTTTTATGCCATATATCCAATGAGAGCTGATTATCATTTAGCCATTCTTGCTCTGTCATATCACATATTATTGTTTATCCAGTCTACAATATCATTGTCCCTAGAGGTTATCCCTTCAGGATAAATAGGTTTATTATCAAGGATTTTCCTTAACTCCATTCCTATTTCTTCAGGATCTCTCATTATTATATTATTATGTCTGCCATACACTAATTCTCCTAAAGCTGTAGTGTTATGGAAATACCAAACAAGGGGGTGTAAGTCCCTACTTACCACTATAAACCTGTAATCATCCAGCTTAAAGTCCTTAAAATATTCATCCCTATCAAGATTATTCCTTATTATCCTCCAATAGAGCCTGGCTTGTATCTGATAATTCCAGTCTATAAAGGATTTATAGAACTCATATTCATGCTTAAATGAGGTCTTGAGATCTATTGGGTAAATAATCTTGTCCTTGTAATTCACTGTTATCAAATCCGCCATACACCTGTAATCTACATTATGGAGGGTAGCTTTAAACTTTAACTGGTAATATTTCCCTATAGTATCATCAAAAGGATTATCAGGGCTAAAATAGCTACCTGTAATAGGACTGTTTTTTAAGGCATCTACCATATCAGTAGCTACTTTATATGTTTCAGTATCCACTATAGTTTTATCAGTAGATAGGTACAAAAGATTATAGTACTCAGAACCCTTTTCCCTAATTACTTTAGCCCTTGTTTCAGGTCTCCAGTTAGGTTGATAATTATACTTCTGGGCAAAGGTTATAATATAGTCATCAGGAATGTTACTCAAGGAAGTATACACTTCACTATATGTACTGAATATATCCTTAACTATAGTGATAATACTATCAGGAATAGCTGGAAATTCAGCTACCAAAAACCTTCTGTCAAATTCCTCTTGCCCATCAGTTATCAGGCAATCTACTATAGATCCCAATAGGAGTGAAGGACTCTCCACTTTATCAAATAAGTGATCCACTTTACTGAACCCTTCTCTCTCATATCTAGCTAATGTACTATAGCTCAGTGCTGGGTCTTGCCTATAGATATCCTCAGGTACCTCCCAACTTATTTCCTTAAGGCTCTTCATCATCTAAATGATTTAAAGTTATCTCAAATTCTATTTCCCCTAGTAGAGACTCCAGTACTCCCAATCTTCTCTTAACTGCCCTGACAGTAGCCATGACATTAGTCCTGAACTTGAAGATGTCTGGATTATATTCTAACTTAGGTATTACCTCCGCTTCCTTGATCAGTTTCTGTATGTTCTGATTGTTCATAACTCCATCCTTTTATCTGCCTGTTACACCATCTCTGTATAGAGCAAGTAGAAAGCCCAGTAGCCTTGGAAGCTTGACTAATTGATTCATATCTAGTGACAGAAGTTCCATCAGTGAATACGACTCTCTTTCTTTTCTTTTTAGCACTTGCTTTTGGTCCTATTCCCTGTTTATTCATAGAGATTATGGAACTACGTAATCTCTCTAAAGTCAGTGGATTCCTTTGGTTTTCCAGGCTGGTGGCCCATCTAAGGTTCTCAACATTATTATTAGAGGGATCAGTGTCAATATGATCTACTTGAGGTTTGTTCTCAGGATTAGGGAGGAAAGCCTCAGCTACCAATCTATGAACAGGAGCACTCATAACTATACCCTTCTTCCAATTCCTCAATTTCACGAAGTGATATCCCAAAGAATCAGAAAACTGACTCATTAACCTGAAATTACGTATTCCATGGAATTGGGCTGAAGCTACTCTTCCTAGGTTAGAGACATAGTAGAGACCTTCAAATCCAATGACATCCTTCCATTCTTCATTCTCATCTGGAATAAATACCCTGGAGACTCTTTTCCATATATAACCCCCAGCTTTATTCCTTTTTCCTATTATACAAGAAAATATATTAGACTTATTTGACTTTATGTTTAGTTCATTTACAGCATCAGTAACTGAATTGTACTCACCAACAAAAGTATTATCCAATGTAAACACCTGTATATTATAGGTTAGGAATCTATCATCTTGTTCTACCATGTCAAGAAGTTCTTGAATAGAGTGAACCTCGAAATATTCCAATTCTGGAATGTTCTTCAAGGTCCACATGATTATTTTCTTTCGTATTTTCCAAGCGTCAGAGGGAAATCCTTTAGCTTCTATAATAGCATTTCCTACCTTGAAGTCTGGAGTGTAAATCATAGATCTAAAGTGCTCCTTGTCATAGTCAAAACTAGGTAATAAAGTAATCTTGTATTTCTCATACTCATACTCTATTCCTAGTTCTTGAAAGGCCTCGGCTATTCTAGCTTCTAATTTACTCTTGAAGACAGTTTCACCAACCTCGACTTTAGTAGCCCCCCTAATCTTTCTATTCTCCATATACACTCTCCCACCAAGGATATAATACCTCTTTACACTTCTTAGCCTCTTCTACAGTTTTGAAGTAGGGAATCTGCTTAAGAACTGACTCTTTCACATCCTTAATCCTTATTATACATCCATTAAGGATGTTGAAAGTATAATACTCATCAGCCTTAGGAGTACCAGAGTTATGCATTAGGGCATATTCCTTAGCCAGAATAAGGAAAGTAGAAAGCTCAGAAACATTATCTATCCAACTCAATAGATCCTCTAAAGCACTTGGATCATCTATTTCCAACCTGTGTGCTAAGTGATCTATGACTTTATCAGCTTCCCTTTCTTCTTCATCTTCCTCTTCTCCGAGTATTCCCATTTTCTTAAACAGTTCCACTAAGAACTTTTCAGCCTCTTCAGTTGAAACTCCATCCATTGAATGACAATTAATAGTAATGTAATTCCTCTTCATTGTTTTCATAATTAAACCATTTGATTTGATAATTATATATACGTTTTAAAATAGTGTTAATCTCTCTGAATAGCCCTGGAGGCATTTCTTTATGCATCCTAGCGTAGTAAGCTGGGTGGTTCTCTTCAAGTATAGTGTTATTCTTTCCTATATAAGGCTTAAAAGTCTTAGCTTCAGAACCAAATAACACATACACCATTCCAGTTTCTATTTGTGAGATATTACTAAGCATAGTGGAAATAAATTTCCTCCAAAGCATTAGATGTGAACCTGGCTTCCATGCTTCAACAGTAAGAGCTGAGTTTATCATCAAGATTCCTTGCTTAGCCCAGCTCTCCAATGTGGGGTCAAAGGTAATATAATTATGTGGAATACACAAATCTATACTGGCATTCTTAACAATTTTTAATGAAGGAGAATACTTGTCTTCACTGATATTTTTATTATTTCCAAACAAAATACCAGTGGCTCTAGGTTCTCCTTCATAAATATCATTGTAAGGGTCATATCCAATAAAGATACACCTACAACTATTATAAGGACAAAGATTAAATGCCCTAAAGACATTTTCTTTCTTAGGGCATATTAATCTTGTTCTGTATAATGTGTTAAGTTGTGCAAGTATGCTATTGAATTCTTTATAGTCAAATACCTTCAACCAATCTCCAAAGTACTCCTTTAGTGTCATGTGAATCTATCAACACTGTCTACATTAGCTATTAACAAGTCATTGAGTTCCTCATTAGAGGTACTCTCATTTATAATAGGCTTGTGGAACATATAGTCAAAGTCAGTTATTATAACTACTGGGGAGTACAAGTCATGGGAAGATGACATGAATGAGTTATAAGTCCCTATACAGAAAGTATTGGTAATTACATAAGGTAGTATCTTTGATACTATGTACTTCTCCAGCACTCCTTTTGATGTATAGACTCTAGGGTGTATATACACAAAACAATTTTTAATCTGTAACTTATAATTGCTGTCTATAACATGATATCCCTCTTGCATGCCACACTCTAGTATTATCATAAGTAGGGGATTTCCTTTAGAATCAAAGTAAGCTCCCCTACCTCCATAGTAAATGGTATCATTTATTTTAACTTGGCATAGAGGATTTCCAAAATTGGGTTCAGCCTCATTCATCTCCTTTATAGCCCGAAGAGATGACTTAAAATTCTTAAGGGTATTAACACGATATTTGCCTAGATTCAGGGGTACCATCAAATACTTCATATCCCATGTGTCTGATCTAAGATTAGTGGTTATAACAGAGTTAAGTTTGCGGAACCCACCTAGAAACAGAGGTATTCTTAAACTACTAAAGTCCCTGCAATCCACACTGATAAAAGACTGCCATACATCCCCATAACTAAGTCCACTAATGAGGTTTCCAGGGTTAATATACATCTCATCTTTAACCCATTGAGTACGAAACATAGATTTGAGGGTATCTTTAAATTGATTACTAACACTCATGATTCAATCTTTAAGAACATAGTAGCAGCATCATATTCAGTAAAGAAGGGAACCTCCCTAGGGAAAGGTGGATCACACTGATTAGCCACAAAGTTTACGAAAATATTTGTTATAATGGAAGCTATCATATTAGCCATGAAGGAGGTCTGTTTATAAGAACAAACAGTAGCTTCAGCTTCAGAATCATCAAACAACCATTTCTCTTCATAAAGTTTCATGGATCTGGTGTCATCACCTGTAATAGCGAATACTTGTAGACTTTCAGCGGCTAATCTCCCATCTATAAAAAGACATTTTTTCTTGTCTTCTGAGCCACTTACATGAGCTTTCCATTTTTTATAGAATAGTTGTCTAGACTCCATATTGTCAAATCCACAAATCATTACATCTCTTGCTGGTGAAGTTCCTGTATATCTCATATCCAGAGCTGAAGGAAAGTAGTCAGATAGCCAGTTAACAATCTTTCTTATAGAGGCTGCTTTACTATATCCTATTTCAGATACTCCATATAGTTGTCCTGACATATTAGACCTTTCAACTACATCAGGATCATACAATGCAAGAAGAGCTGGTTTCATTCTTCCTAGCAATAATGCTGTCCAACTGCCTATTCCTCCTAATCCAGCAAGGATTATGTGCTGGTTAGTGATTTTATCATACCAAATAGCTCCATTGAACCTGCTTGTAGTTTCATCAAATTCAAGGGAAGCGGAATTAGGACTTACACCAGCTCCTTGACTGGCAGCATATTGCTCTGTTGCTTCTTTTATCCTTAAGAGCAAGGAATAAGCTACTATATATGCAGTGAAATTACCTGTGTCATCAGTGACTATAACCTTATAGTCTCTCTCATATGGTTCTATAGAGTGTATTTTAAGATATCCTTGAGACAATTGTGATACTAAAAGATCACTCTGAGTAGTACTAGGGTAAGGAATAGGAGCATAAATCCCCGTAGGTTCTTCATTACTCTCAGCTGTAATATCACTGTCTATCAATTCCTCTAATTCAGTTATGTCCATAATCTATAATATAAGTACTCAATATTTCAATAAAAGCATCAAAATAATCATTATTCCCTAAGTGGTCTAATGAATCAATAAGTTCCTCTGCTAAGTCAGAGTGAAAGTGAAAGTCCTCATTATCACTATATCCATAGTCACTACACTGGTAGGAGTTAAAAAGGAAATCAATATAGGAATCTGCCCAATTAGAGAAACTCTGTATGTCCTTGAATCTCCTACTATAGATTTTCTCTATGTTTTCACTCCAGGCTTTTAAGTCCATCCTCTTGGTGTTTATTATAGGAGTTCCTGATATAAGTTGTCTTAATACACTATTCACTAGTGTATCCATTTTACTATCAATAACTCTAGGAGACACAGATTCAGGCACAGGTATCTTATAAAGATTATCAGGGATATTGAAAACCCTATTGGCTAAAGTCTCTTTCTTGGCTTTCCTGATCTCTTCTATTCTATTAAGAAGTTCATCATCATCAGGAGTTTCTTGCATTTCCTTGGTAACTTTAAGGAAATGATATCGAATTTCCGTATTAGTGATTTCATACTCCCTAGTGTCTTTCTTTCCATTCCATGTAGGAATAGTTTCTTTCATGTGGCCAGTCACTAAGATTTTCCTTGTTATAGCAGCTGTATAAGTACCTTCATTATTGACTATTAAAGATACAAAATGAGCCATGTCACTGCCCTCTACTTTCAAGGTATTTAAGTCAGTTCCACTAAAGAAAGTCTGGAATCCAGCATGTGAATGGATTAATCCTTGATACATATTACACAATTCAGGATGACTTACCAAATAGGTAGCTATATCAGGAGAAGTTTGGAACTCAGTATAAGTGCCAGTTCCCTCATCCATTTGTAAGATATCCTTGCATATAATCTTCAAGGAACCATCATCAAAACTCCCTTCAGTTGTATAAAACAATATACCAGACCACTCAAGATTAGGAATCTCTTTACATAAAATCCTAATCTTTCTCTCAACACTCACTGGAATCACTAAATCAAATAAAGTAGATTCCTTTATCAACTCTGTTTTCCCTTCCATAATGATAATTTATTATTTCCAAAATAATTCTACATATATCTTGAAGAATAGCATCTCCCAGTAAAAGAACCACATTCTCTCCATTCCCTGTATCTTCAGTTATGTGGAGCTTTATAGTCTTACCCTTAAAGGTGAACAAGTCAGTTCCCTCTAAAGTGCTATAGTCATCAGAAATGGGAATTACAGCATAGAATTTCCCATCCTTTATGAGGAGTTTTCTTAATACAAGGGAGTTCACTAAATCGTCAATTGTATAATCTACTGTTTTAGCACTGATCTTAATATTGATATACTTCAGGAATTCATTGCTTATCTTAATAGCTAAATCATATCTACTTTGAGCAAGTGCCACTCCAGTGGGAGTGAGAGAAAACTTTAAAACTCTTCTTGAAATAAGCCATTTGATGAATTCATGAAGGTCTTTTACACTGAAAGAAGTAGCCCCAGTAAAAGGTTTATTATGGGAAAACATTCCCTCTATTGTCGTTTGGCTTCCTACTCCTATCTCCCCTAACTTAACATAGGGACCTCCTAATATGGATTCTACTTTAGTGAAATTATCAAGCTCTAAGCATAGTAGTTCCCATAGATTTTCATCATACTCCGTAGCTAGGTTAGTTATAGTGGTTCTAATAGGACCAGTTCCCATGCAAATTCTCTCAAAATAAGTCAGATTCCTTCGAGTATTAGGATTCATTCTGGGAACATGACTATGAACATACCCACTACTAAGTTGTCTTTCTGTATAGGTACTCCTGTTCATTTTTATCATTCCAAGACTTCTCCCAAAGAGGTTTATTGGAACCTTGGCATATAAGTCTTTTATATTAATAGACTCATTATACTCATTAGTAACAGTTACATCAGGAAACCACACCATTATATTTACCTCATAATTCCCTGATAATTCCCCTATAAGTCGGTCTTTTACCAAAGGAAAAATATACTTTATGGCAAATGGATTATTCCGAAATTCTATGTGGCTACTCTCTTTTATAGCTTCCAGGATTATAGTTTTCACTATTTCCTTATTCTCTTCTGGGGCTCTATCAATAAGTGTTTGTCTTTTTGAGGGAGTATCTATCCCTATAAAGGCATTATCAAGAAAGTCAACTACTTTCCCATAGCTTGGTAATCCTTGAAGGTCTACTCTCTCCTCTCCATAGAAGTCCTCAAATATCCGATAAATCTTTTTAGGATACTCTAATACTTCATTAAAGAAGGGAATAGCACAACTCTTTTCAAATTCTACCTTATCCATGTAATATTAAAAAAAAATAGGTAGGACGTAAGTCCTACCTATACATTCATTCTATTTAGCCCAGCTACCAAACATCTCATCTATCTCACTCTGACTTAAGAAGTCATCCTCAGGGTCACTGTCCTCAATACATTCAACCAGTTCACAGTAAATATCCCTGTCAAGAAAATCCATATCATAGAGAGCTACAACCAATTTAAGAAAAGCCTCTTCCAGGTTCTTGACTCTCTCCTCTATAGTTTTGGTGTGACAAGTGGTGGAACCTTCATTACCCTTAGAGGAGTCCTCATTACCCTTAGAGGAATCTTTTACATGGTCTTTTATTATCTTCTCAAGGGTATCATTTGAAACTTGAGTATAATTGGCTCCAGTTTTGGCCTTTACCACTTCTTGCAGATTGTATTTCTTGATAGTGGCATAGATATCCCGCCTAGAACCTGATGATATTTTCTTTGTTGGGGTAAGCAAGAAGGTCAGGGAGTTCTTCTCTTCTCCTTTCCACATTACCTTCTCAGGGAGAGGTGCTGAATCCTCCTTCAATTCAGCTCTCATTTCCCCACAATAGAAATCCAGTCCATCATAGTCTATACCCCGACTATCCAGTTCATTTTTCAATTCTCCCAGAGTGGCTGCTGAAGTATAGAGAGTTGTTTGACTCTGTGTTCTGTTGTTGATGATTTTAATAGTTCTTGATTCCATAACTAAACCAAATTTAAGTGTTAATATTATGTTCCCTGAATCAATCTTATTCCTCAAATAAAGTTAATATCTTATTCCTGAATAATTCTTTATTACCTAAAACCTTAAAGTAGTCTGATATATCCTTGCCTCCATCAAATGAGGGTAATATAATATTGGTAAATCCTGTTCTTTGACTAAGCTTTATTCCATCCTCTATTCCTGGTTTATCATTGTCAAACAGAACATATTGCCTCTTAAATCTTCTTTTTAACTCATTTATGGCTGTATCAGACATACCATAGCCCTCACCTTGTACAGCTAATGCTGGAATTCCTGTATTACAACTAAGACAGAGAGCATCCTTAAGTGAAGAACATATACACACCCTGTCACCATATTCTGGTATTCTAGTCCAAAGACTTACAACTGATTTATCATGCTTATTGCACCACTTGAATCCATCCCTATTAAAAGGTTGATAGATTTTAAGAGTTATATTGCCTTCTTTCCTTTCAATATAGGCATAAGCATATTTATCAGCCTTAAATACCATCCTTTTGCCATCTTTTATGATAATCTTGTGTGATATAGGGTATACATCAGCCCACTTAAGCCATGGAAGAGTTATACCATAGCTCTCCCAATACTCTAAATCATAGTCCTTCCAACTTCTTATCCTGCATTCCATTGTACTTCTTGAGGACTTATTTATTCTACTGATATAATGGGTTTTAGTAATGCTATTGTTGGCCTCAGCATTGGAAATATTGGGTAAGTCCTCCCAAATCCTCTCTAAAGTGGATTTGTAACTCTCCCCCCAATAAGCCATTAGGAAATCAAATAGACCCCCACCTTCCCCAGTTGAGAAATCCTTGAATCTAACCCTTCCTTTATTGATATAAAGAACAAAAGAAGGATGTCTGTCTTCTCTTAATGGAGAATTTATGGGTGTGCCAAACTTAATACATCCAAAATAGTGGTATAGTATATCAATCTCTGTTACCTTTGATAATATATCATCCACCATTATACTGGGTTTTCCAATGCTGATAGCCATAATAATATTCAATTACTTACCCCATGCATCCCATGGATTATCTGTAGCAGGTTCAGGTTTACTCCCCAATTGTGTAGACTCAACGGAATATTCATGAAGAGGAGCTGTGCTGAATTCCACATTAGGGAAACTTCCCCTAGATTGTGCATCTTTGATGTCAGCGTCAATCCTGCCATAGTTAGACTCACTATTCCTCAAGAACATCCTATTGTAGAAAGACTGATATTGTCTTCCTTCATCAGTGGTTCTTACCCCTAGGCATGCCTTAACAGCATAAGGAGCTACAGCTGGAGTTATAGAGGAGATTTCCTTTACATCTCCCTTTAACAAAGCTTTCATGTTAAGTGAGATTTCACTCTCACTCATATCAGCTTTGTCACTCCAAGTCTTGGTATCCCGATTATAATCCATAGGATTAGGGATATTAAGCCATGCTATCATGAACTTAATGAGTTCTTCCTCTCCTACATAAGCAGGCCTATAGTCAGCGGATATATTAGCTGCCTTGCCATTGCTATAGACAGGAATCTCTTTATTATTAAGCTCTTCAGGAGTAGCCCAAGCTGTTCTTCCATACTTGTCAATAACTTGGGTCTTGCCAGAGTTATTACCTACTCTAGGAGTATCCTGGAGCATAAAACTGAAGGAAATAAGGGTCTCAATTCCATTATTTACCTTTGAGGATGGATCAGATTTACCCCAGAACACTATTCTTACATAAGGATGACCATCCTCAGTTGTTCCACTATATTTAGGCTCCTCTTCTATCTCTCTTCCAGTGAGCTTGCTCAATGCGCTTTTATTTGGGTTTACACTCAGTATATGAAATGCTCCAATACCCTGAAACAGTGTAAAAGAACTCTCTTCAGCTTTCTTTCCTATTTTAATTGCCATAATCTAGTTAATTTAAAGTTTATTTACGCAAAGGGATTTTCCATTTTCCCTATATTATTCTCTTCCTCCTCATTCACAGTTTCACTTCCAAGGGGTACCTGATCTTCAATTTCATTTTCAAGAGGTACCTGGTCTTCAGTGGTTTCTTCAGGAGACTCAAGATTCTTCAATACTTCTTCAGAAGTCAAACCCCCAGTAAGTTCCATTACTGGTTTTTCAAAGGTCTCAATGATTTGGTCAAGTTTCTCTACCTCAGTGTTAAGCTCAGCTATCTTTACCATGAGCTTGTTCTTCTTGACTCTGAACCTTTTTACATTCTGTGCTGTTCTCTTGCAAATAGCAATTTCAAATTTACCTAATTCCATTTTTTTTGTTGATTTAAGTGAAACAATACATTAATCTGTTAATCTGTTAATCCATTTTATAATAGTTCCTTATAGTGGTATCCACAAGTTTAAGACTATTTGGAATCTCAAATTTGCTAAACATACCTAAAGGAGTTTTAGCTGATGAATGATTAGCTTTGGTCTGGAAATAATACTGATTTTCTCCATCATCTCCATACTCAACTCTAGTCATTAATACCATAGGATAGAAGCCCTCTGGCTGTGTTTTGGTCAATTTCTTTCCAATTACACTAAAGACAAGTTTTTCACTTCCATCAGCCTGGGTTTGAAGCATAGTATGACCCATGATATAGACTATTTGGTCATTTCTCAATACAGTATTACAGAGCATATTAAGCTCTATTACATCATTGGCTACATCCTTCCATTGGTCATAGGTCATTTTCTTCCTGTCATTGAATTCCTTCATGGCAAGATAGATATTAATGGTATCTATGGCAACTGATTTTATATTGGGTTGCTTAGCACACCATTCTATCATGTTTTTAATCTCCGCAAAGTCCTTAGGCTCAAAATAGTTTTTATACTCCTGTCCCCACATTCCAGCTGGAAAGGGCAATGATTTCCTATCCAGATTAAGAATAAAATGAGACTTTGGGTCCATACCCTGATAGTTATCAAGGTCAAAACTCCCATCAGGATTTATTATGGTAGAAGTAGTTTTACCATCACCTGATGAGCCTAAAATAGCTACAATTTTTGCCATTACTCTTTCTTGTTTTCAGTTAAATTACATATATATTTTACACATTCTATATACTTATTCTCCTTAAGAAGTCTTATATAGCTCTCTACAGTATCCATGTAGTCCCCTATGGCTTGGGCTTGAGGAGTGTGGATTGCTATATTACAGTGTGGACAATATTTCCAACTATCATCTGTTCTGTGTTCTGTTTTAGCTACCTTAGCTTCAGTCTCATCAAAGAACTCTCCACAGCAGGGACATATTATATGTTTTCTTCTGTCTTTTTCCATATTAGTGATTGAAAAGGTTTGCAAACTTACTAAATAATCCTCTATTGTGCAAGTTTTTAACTATTTTTGTTTTTGTGCCTTGCATAAAGAGAGAAATTGTACTATTATTCCTGAGTTTATCAAGATATTTATATATTTTCTTTATTTCCTGTGTATCATTAGGCTTAGGAAGTTCACTGAATTGACATACTGCCCCATCAAAGAAAAGAGGACATAATCCACCCATTTCACCATCTCTATTTACACAGACTTCCAGGAATCTTATATTATCCCTAAACTTAGAAATATCGTAGCCTTCATACTCTTTTATACCAAATCTAAATGGAGAGAATAGTCCCAGTACAATATTAGCGTCTCTACTGATATACTTACTATCACCTAACCCAGCTACAGAAGGTCTTATCCTTCCTAGTTTAAAAGCGTCATTTCCTTCTGCTTCAAAAGCTTGTTGCTGAATTATTACAGGTGAATAATGATACCTATTTCTCAGATATTTAGCACAATACTCACTAAGTTTATCCATAGCCTGTTTAAGAGTCATTCCTCTCTCAGTATCTACAAGATTTATGGTATCTATTATTACTAATCTATACTCATTTAAGTTATCTTGCTCATACCAATCAAAGACATCTCTCTCTTTCACTATACCATCAGTATCCCTGTATTTCCCCCTCTTATAGTGGATAGTTCCATGTTCTTCAGCATACTTCTCACAGAATTTTTTTATTCCTGTAGGATTAGCTGATTCATCAGGGAATACAATGTGTTCCTCAAAATACTGTATTATATCCTGTATTTCATCAGAGGCTATAATGTCCAGTATTTCTTGTGAGACAGCTTTAGTAGTACTTCTTAAATCCTTAGGGCTTATTCTTATTTCTCCCTTACTGAAATCCCACAATAACCATGATATAAATCTTTGCATAATTCTCTCTGGAGTTTCCTCAAGAGGAAAGTAAATTATCTTAAGACCTACATCTGCCTTGGTATAGTAACAGAACATCAGTGGTTTATATATAAAGGTATATGAAGTAAATTGTGACTTTCCACCTTTGGTGAATGAAGTGATTGCATAGTAACATGATTGTTCTATCCCAACAAAGTCATTATTAAACCTCTTAAAAGGAGAAGGTATACAATTCAATTGTCCATCAAGAATCCGTTGTCTCCTTGTTCTCAGATTTTCAAGTACTCTATCTCTTAAGGTCATATTATCTAAGTTGAGTTACCCAGTCTTTATCAGCCTCTGTATCTTCATTCTGTAAATAGGATAGTAATTGACTATTTGTAGTAGTCATACCATCCTCAACTCCAGATTTCATTATAAAGTACTTCAGCACCTGCATATACTGATAATTACCATTGAAAGTGGCAATGTATCTCTTAGTAGCCTCTATATACTCATCATCTGTATAGTCTACCCCAAATCTCTTGGTAAAGGCCTTAAGTCTCTTGGCTATAACAGCTGTGCTATCTCTCCATTGAAGCTGAGTGCCACTCTTTCTGCCAGTAGGATATAATTCCCTTAATTTATTTGCCAGGGCTGTATACCTATCATCATTCTCTTTTCCAGTGATTTCCATGTCAGCATAAGCCTCCTCTATGTATTCACTGGAAGATTTTGTAGTAGTGACATCATAAGGTAGACCCTCCTTAAAGCTCCTTGTAAAAATCACTCCCATAGAATTCAGTTTCTTCACAGTATCTACTGTTATTGGGCATTCAAGAGCCAATGAGGTTAAGTAAAAGAATCCATCTATTCCCAGCTTCTCATCTATTTTATCAGTGTCTATTATTAGTTTCATTTTCCAATAAGGTCTTTAAATGGTTACATTCAACCCTATGTTCATCTCTACATGCTACAGCTTTCTTTATGCATCCAGAAACTAAGAGGGATAATGTATGCCAATATCTCTTCCATAGCATATGCCCTGTCTTAAACATCTTTATCTTGGCTCTACTCTCAGCTATCCTCTTTCCCAGAGTCTCATCAAATTCATCTGAATCAAGGCATTTTGACTTACCTACAACAGTAAATTGGTAACCTTCCATAAAGGGAAATTTGCTATTGACTTCCCTGAACAAAGGATAAATGTATTCATAGTTATGCAATCTTTCAGGGGATACTTCACACCGAAGAATGCACACTATGGTTCTCTTTTCCTTGTTAATAATGTACTTTTCCTTAAGGATTGTAATTCTATTCTTCATAACTTTATGTCATTTATATTATTAATGGTTATTAATGATTCCCTAGAGTATTCCTCAGTCATCTTTTCCACCAGTTCCTCTTCCCTGGTATTTTTGAAATAAGGAAGTATTATAACTGGAGATTTATGTCTAAGCAGTCTTCCAGTCCTTTGTTTTGTTATTATCTCAGAGCTGTTCAAATTACAGAATATTCCTATCCTGCAATTATATAGATTGACTCCTTCATTAAGGATAGAGCAGGCTGTGATGTGCTTGATTTTATTGTTATTGAACATATCAAGATACTCCAATGATTTCTTGTTCTTTGAGGTTATATTATATTTTCCTAACCTCTCAGATTGCCCTATACCACTACAGAAGGTAAGAGTCCTGTAGTTATTGAATTTACTTAGTATATTCATTACTACAGTTTCTTTTTGCTCAGATAGCCATTTGAGTCTCTTTCCAGCTGTGGATAACCAAAGGTTTTTCATTCTTTCATTTCTTGACCCATAGTATCTGTTCTTATACCATTCTATTAAGGAGGAGATAGTGTTATAGTATCCTTGTTGAGTAGTTTTTATAGTTCTATTGAACTTTTTTACCTTATAAGAATAGTCCTTGCAGTCAAGCTTCAATGGAAGAAGATACACCTTAGGTTCTGGGAGTATCTCATCTTCAACAGCCTCCTTTAGTCCACAACTTATTACCTTAGCCCCAAAATCATAAGTAAACATATACTTCATGTCTCTCTTTATGGTAGCTGATAATCCTATGAAAGCCTCATTTATATGAATGCTCTTGAGGATTTCCAGCCTTCTTTCACTCAAATGTTGCATTTCATCAGCTACCACTACATCAAAGTACTCTCCCTCATGTTTCCTTAATGATTCATAGCACTCAAAAGTAACATCATCAGTATTAAGACCTCCCCATTTCTTTATCTCATCTCTCCAAGTTTGCTTATGTACAGTTTTAGCCACTAATATAAGAACAGATGTGGGAGACTCCTCCTTCTTGAATACTCTATCACAGATATGGTTTATTAGATCTATGGCAATTTTTGATTTACCAAAACCCGTGATTAGCTCCAGTATTAAATACTTTGTCTTATCTATTGTGGACAGGGCAAGTTTATCTACTTCTTCTCTAGTCATATCTCAATTAGTTTAATAAACTTTCTTTCAGCAAACTCATTATCACAGGTATAGCTATTATACCAAAGAAGGATAGTATATTTATTGTTATTTTTCACTAAATCAATCTTTGGGTCATACCTAATAAAAGATTTTATAAGTGCTATCACACTTAATAAAATCATTAATATCAAGAAGAATCTCATATTTATATATTTATATATTTATAGTAGTGCTAATCAGTCATCAAATACCTTATAGGACATCAGAGTTCCATTAAGACTTTCAGCGATTCTCTGTAAGTGGGATTTAAGTCTTTGTTCAGTGTTCATCTGTGCCCACTTAAATGGCTTTTCCCATGCTGGGCATTCCTTGGAGACCATATAATTATAGGCCTCCTTATAGATGTTCATGGATTGAGTAACAGGCCAAGTCTTTCTTGTATAGAAAGTAATAACCTCAGGGTTTTTGCCCCCTTTATCAGCCACCTTTAAGGTGTTTTTGTTCATCATGCTCCAATCTTCAACCTGGACATCAATGGTTTTCTTGTACACCTTACCCTTCTTGGTTTTCTTTTCAATAGTTTTTTGAGTTGTTTTAAGGCACTCTTCCTTGCTGGCCATCACACCTCCTTGAAGTGAAATAGTCAGACTTACTTTAATTTCGTTGTTCATTTTTATTAATCTTCTTCAGATCTATTCTTCATAATTTCATTAAGTATAAGGGCACCTATTGCATTTTTCACTGCAGCTTTCCCCTTATCTGCTTCTTCTTTCAGTTCCTCTACTATTTTAGCATGAAGAGTATTCTTCAAGGCTTCAATAACACCTATCAACTCTTTTGCTTTGAAGAATACTGAACTTGTTATAATCACCTCAAAAGGTGCTTGCACTGTCTTACCCTTGTAGCTTTCCACCAAGTTTTCAACAAGTTCAACATTGGTCAAACTACCACTCTCTTTGCCACCTTTAATGGCTTCTGCGACATTTTCAAATGCCTTTTGTTCCAGATTTCTCTCCAGAACTTTTTCTTCATTCTTTTCCATCTTTTCTTTTTAGAAATGAAACAATAAATATGGTGTATCTTAGGACTCGAACCTAACCTCTAGCCCAACAGCCAGTGTGCTACCAATTACACCAAGATACAAAGGTAAGTTACACATAGCAGATACCAACTATATCAATGACTATATCAAAAGCAAGAACCTACCATCTCATCAAGAGCAAAAGCAACCCTCAGCAATCAAGCTTCATAGGGCATATTAATTGAAATGGTAGTCATAGGTAATAGCGAAGTATTACCCAATTACTTTAAGCCGATATGATTCATTAATATTATTATAGTATCCACTATGTGTATTCAACGCAGTTTGGGGTGAACACCCCAGGACCTGCATTTACCTACCCAAAGAGTTTATGGTATTGTAGATACCCATCAGAGAATTAGGCACAGTGATTTTCAGTTTGCTGTACTCCTGTGCCTTTTCATCTTTCCATCTCTTGAAGGCTCCTAGCACATTTCCAAGTTCAGCCTCATACTTCTGTGAAGTAATAGTATACTCTGTGTTCACCTCATTAGTGGACTCATTAATGGCTTGTTCACAGTTGTGCTTCATAGAATTCAGTTGAGCCTGTACTTCTCTGTGCTTCTTTTGAAGCTCATAGAATACATTGTCTACTAAAGCTACACTTGTAGTAGGAGTATAGGTATAGATAAGGGCATCCCTGCCTTCACCATCCACTTTATGAGGATGATAAATCTTGTCCTTTAACTCCTTTCTTGCAAGAGCCAAGTGTCCATCAGGATGGATATACTTGCCCAATACAGCAGCCTCAGTCTCTAACTGATAGTATCTGCTTCTCTCCTTAATAGGGAGAGAAGCATAATACTCTTCCTCAGTCAATATATGACCATAGTCAGGAGATTCAGGCTCAACTATTCCATTCTCCTTACACCAATCCCCAAGGCTGATAGTCTGCAAGCCCTGAATCAGGTTTTCCTTAGCTTTAATACCTTCTCTTAACCAAGCTATAAGAGATTTAGCCTGTGCTACCTTCCCAAGTACTGATTGTAGGTCTTCTAGAACCTCAGATGTTTCTCCTGTCTGAATGGTATTTGCACTAGTACTACCTACTAATGCTACCTCAATATTGAGAAAGCATATACTATTCAGATATGTTTCTGTGCCTTGAATATACTCCTTAGCCAAGTTAGCGATGTGGTTGGCACTTGTTGAAGTGAGAGCTACTCCTTCTTCACCTTCCTTCTTAAAGAAGACTAAGTCTTTTTGCATGTCTTATCTTGTTATTTTGTTTATTCAAATAGGATGTCAAGTATTCTTCTCCACTTACTCTTTTTTGTCTTTAGAGTATTGTCAGAAGTGGTGCTTGATACAATCTTTCTATTATTATTGAGTGTTCCTTTTCTCCCATAAGTCATAAAGAGTTTATCACTCTTTTCCCTTAGTCCTCCTTGATGCCATTTATATCTAACAGCACTAGGAGTTCTATCAATTACAGAAGAAGCTTCCCTAAATGCTTTTTCTAAGTTATAGGGACTTGCTTCCACTTTACTGATGACTACTTTCTCTTCATCATCAGTCCATTTTCTACGTGTACTCATTGGTTAATCCGATGTTAGTTTGCTTATTGTATCTCCAGTGAGAATCGAACTCACATTTAAGGTTTAGAAGACCTTTGTTCTGTCCATTGAACTATGGAGACATTAAAAAAGGTTGCATATTTTCACAAACCTGCAACCTACAACAACATGGCTATTGAAACTAAATTACTGTTTAAAAGACAGTCAAATTACTCTTTTTCAAATATACTCCTTCTATTGACAGCCTTCTGACATTCCTTTTCTTTTATGGATGAAGGACAATCACATGAAGAAGCTTTACTTGAGTGAACTGAATAGTATTTGCAATAATAACACTTATCCATATTATTGTAGTTTAAGAGTTATTATGAAAGTTACTTCACAAACCCAGGTACACTCACTATAAATCCATCCTTCCTTACACAATCAGGATGTCCTGTAGCTGGTGCAACCACATCATCACGCTTACCCTTAAGTGCAGCAAGGACAAGGGCAGACACTATATACACAGTATTAGGTTTAGGATCAGGAAGTCCTGTGACATCCCCATATACTACTGTGCATATATTATTAATGTCAAAGTCAGTAAAATAGTTACTAACTCTTGCTATACCCTGTGAAGGGTAACTCACACCATTATTCAAAGTTATTGTATGCGGTGTAAGATTTACAAATGTGCTATTTGTCATAATTCTTTATAATATTTTTTAGATTAATGTACTTAAAAGTACTACTGCCTATCTTCACAGACCAGCAGTAGTGAAAACAATTAAAACAAGCGTCTATATGTGAAAGTTACTCTCTTCCCCAAATGTCTTCAAGAAATTTGGTTCCTGAGAGAATGTATAACTCCCTCACACTTATGTATTCCCTGCACAATGATACAAGGATGATTGAGCTTAACCCACAAAGAAGAAGGGTTACAGGATGCTCAAAGACTGAGGGCAACCCAAGTATTGTCAAAAGCACTACCAGTGCTGTGACCCACAATAATATTGTTTTCGCTATTATCTTTGCCATAGTTTATCTTTTTCTCCTTTTATATTTTTGGAATTCTTTTCTTGCTTCCCTGCCATTCTTGTATGTTGTAGTGACTGCTCTACCTGTGATAGATATTACAGTTATACTATACTCAAAGGCATGTGTACCAGAGATTACTATTGTTCTTCCCCAGATGTCTACTATAACCTCTCTTACAAGAGTGTTGCAGTTTTCCCTATGGTATGTATATTTCCGAGCCATATATCAAAGGATTAAGATTACCTCTTCAATGATTTGACAGAAAAAGTATATAGCTCAACTTTGCCCTTATTAAAGAAGCAAGTAGCTACTTTCTCAATGAAAATAGGTTTGTCAGTCTTCATAGTCGCCAATTGTTTCTGTTATAGCTTCTCTTACAGGATAGTCACTTTTCCTGGATATATTGAAGGACAAGTGAATAATAAAGATTATTATCCCTACAGCTAACGCTGTTAGGATTATGAAGGCTTTAAAGCCACTATCTTCGTCTTTCATAGGTCTATCCTTTTTATAGTAAAGTACTCTAACCTCTTGAAATTCCTTATTCTCTTGAACAAGGTTTTCCAAGCAAATTTCCTTATACTTCTCTTGGTTCTTGTGCATACATAATGTGACACACCATTAATATGATGGTATGTCACTACATATTTATTTCTTATTTCTCTCATAGCTAAAACGCTTTAGATTGTTGTTTTAGATTGTTAGAAGTAGAGAAGTTAACTCTTTTTAACTGCCAATATCTTATAATATTAGTTACTATTCTTTGCTAATACACTATCATTGGGATATAGTGAAAAGAATATTGGCAGTAAAAAGAGTTATTTTGGTACTATCTTAATGAAAGATAGAGAAGAAGTGAGGGCTAGAGCGCCCTCACTTCGTTGGTTGTGCTGTGCATAAACAGGCAGGGTATGTACTGCCCCACAGCATCAATGAACACCTCAGCATAGTCCAGCTCCTCAAGTTGGACTGTGTTGATGTCCACCTTCTTGCTGACTGCGCCAGTCACAGAACCGCAAGTGAAGAATATTTGATTATTCTTCTTGGGGTTCTTAATGAATCTGATCTTGTCCCCCATTTGCTGCTTCAAGGCTGCAGCTGCCATCCGATTTTTGCAATTGAATGTACTCATCTTGCTAAGTTTTAAAGGTTAATAATAAGGAAACGCAAGGGGGTAGAAACCCCAATGCCGAAGGCAGGGGAGGGTATTGGGTGACTATTATCCCCTCATAGAAATAAAAGAAAAATCAAAAAAAAAATTAAAAGAAAAAGAATTAAGGTTATCTATCTATTAAAACTTCTTAAAGAAAGTACTATATTGGTAACATAAAGTTAAACTTTCTTAAATAATTTGGTAGTTTCAAATTTTTTTAGTATATTTGCACCGTCTTAATAGATTTGCTACATCTATTGCCAGGGATGGCCCACCATTCAATCAGCTAATTACTAAAGAGGGATGGTCAAAGAGGGGTGTAAGTACATATAGTACCGAGGTTAATCCTCCATGAAGACAAAAAATGACTTATGGAAAAATGCTGTGTGTCCTACCAAGTAGCATGAGAAAAGGTTGAGGGTAAAAGGACTTTAGGGAAGAATATAACCGCCATAGAATAATTCCATATGTTAAAGATTCAAGGAATACATAACTTGGATTTGTCAACTCTAAGGGATTATTATGAACAGATTGAAAAGAAAGTTTGCTTTAGCTGGTATTTCATCTAGGTGCTATACAGTAGATGATTTTGAGATGGCTGAACAATTTAAGACTACCACTAGATATAAGAAGTGGAAGAGGTCTAAAGAAAGACGGAGGAAAGAACTCTCTAAGAAAGTTGGATATAAAAAGGCTTTTGATGAGGTTTATGGAGATTATACTCCGTCATATATGAGATTAAAGGTAATGGGGAAACCTAAATTAAAGATATAATAGTATGAAGTTAAGAGAGTTTATCAAGGATTGGGTATGGCAGTTACCACAGAATCTGTGTGGATTACTTTGGAAGAATATGTCAGAGGATAACAGGATTACTGAAGTAAGTAACAGTGATTCAGAATCTGTAGGGGCTAGAGTATTTCTTCAAAGGACTAAAGGAGGAGTCACCCTTGGAAAGTATATATTCATATGCCAAGATTATACTAATAAGTATAAGGTAATTAAACATGAATGTGGACATGTAAAGCAGAGTAAGATACTTGGTCCTTTATATCTTATAGTGATAGGTATTCCCTCAATAGTACATGCATGGTTGCATAAGTATATATGCAGTGATAAGAATTACTATCATTTTTATACAGAGAGCTGGGCTGATAGATTAATGGATTTAAAAAGGTAGGAAAAATGCCGAATAATAAGATTTTGACTAGGCAGGAAGTTCTGGATCAGCTAGGTACAGAAGGGACTGAATCTGAACCCAATAAGCTCTCAACCATAGAGTATGCTGAAGGAAAGGGAGCTACTGGCTGGTCTCCTGTTGATACTGATAAGAAGAGATTGGTATGGAGTGTAGAGTCATCTGAAAAATGGCAATTCATACTTGGTACCAAGAATATAGAACAGCATGCGTTTACAATAGAGTTATATGGGGATGAAAGTAAGACTGAGTTAATTTCTTCCATAGTGCTTGACACATCAAATTCTGGCAAGAATAAAATAGATATTCCCTCAGATATAGGGACTATATATATAATGGTACCTAATTTTCTGGCATCCTCAGATACACCTCCATTCACTTCTGATGCATCAATATTGTTTGGGTTCAGGAATGGAGAAGATGATACTACGGGTAAACAAGTGGAAACTACAGGTAGGTGGTCTAGTCGTGGTTCAGCTGTACCTGTATTCACTCGTACAGCTGGAATGAGTATAGATGGTAAAACATTAATAAACCATTCTTATTTTCCATCCCCAAGTGATAAAGGAACTACTAATTGGCCAGCTAATCCCACTAGTTCATCTAATTGGGGAAATAAAGTGTTTTCAGCCTATAATAGTATAAATATATATGGAAGAAGTATTCCTATATGTTTCTACTGGGGAGCTAATGGTAGTGGAGCTGTTTATATTCCTTATACAACGAGTGGAAGCGTGAATATATCAGCTCAAGATGGAAGTCCCTCTCCAGGTAGTACCTCATGCACTGTATCTCTTGTTGGAGAAAGAGAATATCCATTGGTTAGCTGTTCTGGTATTTTAACATTGGATGATGATATTCAATGGCGCACTGGAAGTATAGGCTCTGATGATACAATAACTAAGATACGCTTTAATTTTAGCGGTGCTACATACTGTAATACAGTGGATATAGAGATGCTTTTTAATGGAACTACTCATGAGATTACTGACACCAGTCCAGTAGGTGACTTGAAGGAAACATGGGAATGGGAATTGGATACTCCTATTGAGGTATCCCCAAGTAGTGGTTCTGTAAGTATTAGTTTCAATAAACTGTTATTCAGGGCATGATCTTATATTGTAAAGTTTAGTGGTTTTACTACTAAATTTTTCCTCCCCCTTAGCTCAATGGATAGAGCAATAGTTTTTAAACTATAGGATAAAGGTTCAAGCCCTTTAGGGGGTACTTTAAATAATATCTTATGAATTACATAGGTAAATTAGTAAATAATAATACAGGGGTAAGCTCAAAGAATTTCTTCTTGGTAGCTGTTACTTTGATAGGATGTTTGCTGTTGCTTGTTCCTGTAGCTTTACTATTAATTGAAGTGTGTTATAATCACACTATACAGACTGATCTTAATGGCCTTGCAGCATATATAGCATCAGTAGCTGGTATATTTGCTTCAGCGGGTATAACTAAGGCTTGGTCAGAAAAATATGAGAAATCTAAGGATAGTAACAAATAGTCTTTTAATTAAACTATAATTAAACTAAATGGGAAAGATAGCTACGTGGGATTATATACAGACCCTGACTGAGAGTACATTTGGTGTTCAAGAATCTAGGTGCCCTCCATATGGTGATATCATGAGTAAAAGTATAGAGGGGCTTACTATTAGTGGTACACATCAAAATACCCAATTGGTGGAGGAAAGTGAGTTAAGTTATGATAAACCTTCGGAATTAAGATGGTTTATTATGGTTACCTATACTCTTCCACAGGATTTTTCCTATGTACAGGTAGCAGCTGTAAGTAGTGCCCAGTCTTCAGGACCAGTTACAGGAGCTTATACTTATGTAAGTTCATATGGTGTAGGTATACATGAGAATACTACTAGAGGTCAACATACTGTCGTAGTACGAGGAGTATACGGAGGTGAGGAATATGGATTTAAAAGTCCTCAAACTACTGTACAACTAGATAATGGTGCTGATGCTTTAGGAGATTTTGTATCTGTGAATGGGGGATCCTGTTATATAAATCTTACATATGGACAGGGGTATCCTATGCAGATATTTACTGTTCCAGGGACTCTCTCACAAGTACAGATGGAAGTATCTCAAGCTAAATTACTAATATAACTAAAAGTAATTATTATGAAAAAGTTCCTTAAATTGATGAAGAAGGGTATTAAATGGTATTTGATACAGTATTCTAAGTTATACCCTTCGGGAATTATTCCTTATTAGGAGTAATTCCTTATGCTTGAATGGGGAACTTTTATTATTGGTATGGAAACATTAAGAAGAGGAAGTAAAGGAAGTGCTGTAAAGGCACTACAGAATAGATTAGGAATAACCCCTGATGGTATCTTTGGGGTTACCACTGAGACTTCTGTTAAGGATTTTCAAAAGTCTAATGGACTCACAGTTGATGGTATAGTAGGGAAGAATACCTGGTCTAAATTGGGTATTTGTTCTAGGGTTATTAATGAGATAATAGTACATTGCTCAGCTACTCCTGAGGGAAAGGATATAAAGACTGAAACTATTAGAAAGTGGCATATAGAGGATAATCATTGGAAGGATATAGGTTATCACTATATTATAGAATTAGATGGCTCTATCCATGAAGGAAGAAATGAGGATACTATAGGTGCACACTGTGAAGGACATAATTCAAATTCAATAGGGGTCTGTTATATAGGGGGTGTTGCTAAGGATGGAAGAACACCTAAAGATACCAGGACTTTAAGACAAAAAGGTGCTCTATTAGATATCCTTAAGGATTTGAAAAGAAAATACCCTAAAGCCAAGATATATGGGCATAGAGATTTTTCATCTAAAGCCTGTCCTTCATTTGACGCAAAAACTGAATATTCAAACTTGTAAAATTTAAATAATATGGTAGATTTCGCATTATTTTGCTTACTGATAAGCACTCTCTTAATGGGAGTCAGAATGGTAGTTACCTCAATAGGATTGAAGATGACTATTGAGAATGAGGACTGTCCTGAAGAGAGAAAAGATGTAGAAGGTAACAAGTTAGGGCTAAATATATGTAACTATGGCAGCCTGGCTCTTAATATAATAGCTATGGTATTGCTACTTATGAATATAGCTGAATAAGTTAAATATTGTAAAATACTTGCATATTTCAAATATTTTACTTATCTTTGCAACATCAATATTTAATTATGGAAAGATTATTTATAGACCCTGGTCTCTTTGATGATATAGCTGATCTCCCAAAGGAGAAAGAAGAGGTTACCACCCCTTCTATATCAAGTAAACTGATAGACTTCATTAATAGGATTGAAGGTTGGAAAACTAAATGCAAAAATCTTCATTGGGCATCCCACAGGAAGAATATCCATACTTATTTGGATGACTTTCTTGAGGTACTGGCTGACTATCAAGATGGTCTTGCTGAAGAGGAGATGGGTATATATGGCAGAATGTTGCCTAATGCCATAATTGGTATATCCAGTATATCAAATACTCCTAAAGAGTTTATAAGGGAAGTAAGGACAGCTACACTTAATTTTTATAGTGGGCTTCCACAAGATACAATCTTCTCTGGCATTAGGTCAGAATGTGAGACTTTTATACATAATATTAATAAATATGTGTATTTATTCTCCCTTACAGACCAAGAATTTAAAGGGGAAGGATAAGCCCCTGTGGGGAAATTGGTAGACCCAAGGCACTTAAAATGCCTTTCCTTTTATGGAGTGCAGGTTCAAGTCCTGTCAGGGGTACTGAAGCTTCTGTAGTTCAATGGTAGAACACTTGTTTTGTAATCAGGGAGTTGAGGGTTCAAGTCCTTCCAGAAGCTCTAGAGGTAGAAAGATGCAGGAAACCCAGTTACTAAAGGCTGTCTTACCTACAGTGGGAGAGTAACACCTAATGCTACTAGGTAAATCCAGTAGGAGCTGACCTGCGTAATTAAAAAGCTTGAGCAGATCTATGCTCAGTGGATGTAGGTGATTAGGGGTGCAAGTTAAGGTTAACCTTGCAATGCCAAAGTACCAGAATCAAATCTTTGGCCTTTTGTGGGATTGGTGTTAGCGGTAACATATCAGCCTTCCAAGCTGAGGTGGGCAGTTCAAATCTGCTATCCCACTCAATATCACGGGGAGAATTGGTATTCAAACTGGTCTCATAAGCCAGTCTCTGTAGGTTCGATTCCTACCTCCGTAACTAAATAAGGATATTTTATGGAGAAGGCAAATAAGAAAATGATGTGTATGACCTTCCCTACTATAAGGGAAATAGTCAAAAGAGTAAATGAACTTCAGATACCTAAGGAAGACATTGTTGAGATATTTCATTTGAGAGATGATTACTGGTTAATTTATTATGGCTAAAATATATGGAAGATGTAGAAGTTAGAGATTATAATAGCATTCCAGTAGCCTACTGTAAACAATGTCTTTCCTTAGCTATCAGAACTGATGATATAATGGATGACTATTGTGATGAATGTGGGTGTACTGATATAGAATATTCTGATATACATACATGGGAGGGTATGTATGAAAAAAAATATGGAAAGAAATTTGTACAATTAAAAGAGAATAAAAATGGAGAAGAAGTTAGAAAAGACTACAGAGGTTACTAAGTTGACTTATGAGCAATTGGAAAATGCTTGTCAACAGTTGAGTGTTCAGAATCAACAACTGTTAAATCAAAGAGCACAATTTACTGAAGCTCTAAGACAGGCCAATCTTACTAATCTCTATAAGAGACTTGATTATCTTTTTAATGTCATAGAGAAGGATAATAAGTATCTTTCTGATGAATTTAAGATGCGGTGTGCTAAAGAGATTGAGACTCTTATGGCTACTCCTGAGAATGAGATAGTAGGTGAGGAAACTGCTCATGAAGGGACAAAAAAGGAGGCATAATCATGAGTAAGAGGGGAGTGGATAGTGTAGTAAGAATACCTTGTAAACTTGACTACTCTTTCTTTAAGATGTGGTTTATGTTCTTACAACCATTTCACCACCTTACTGAAAGAGAAATGGAAGTGGCTACTTCTTTTGTCAAGCAGAGATATGAACTAAGTAAGAGTATCCTTGACAATGATATCCTTGACAAGGTTACAATGAGTGAAGATACTAAGAGGAAAGTAAGGGAAGAGTGCAATATAACTCTTCCCCACTTCCAAGTTATCATGGGAAAACTCAGAAAAAGCAATGTCATAGTGGATGGGAAAATAAACCCAAGGTATATACCAAGGATAATTGAGGAAAATGGAAATTTTAAACTAATGCTTTTATTTGATTTTGAATGACTTACCAAGATGCTGTAATTGAAGTAGCAGAAGAGCTTAATATCCCCCAGGAAGTAGTGGAGCTTGCTTATGAGTCCTTTTGGGAATTTATAAGAAACCATATAAAGGAGCTTCCTTTAAAAGAGGATTTAAGTGAGGAGGAATTCAATAAGTTGAAATGTAACTTTAACATTCCCAGTATTGGTAAATTAGCATGCACTTATGACAGATATAAAGCATTAAAGAGCAGTTATAAACACTTTAAAGATATATGTAATGGAAGATTTCAAGAAGAGACTTCTTGAGGAATATACACAACTTCAGGATAGATTTAATAAGTTAGACGAAGCTCTTTCATCAGAAGGTTTCTCTGATAAAGTAGGTCCATTTCAGTATAATATGATGATATTGCAATATCATGGAATGGCTACTTATTTGAGTGCCCTTAAACTAAGATTAGATAATTTGGATTTAACTGACAACAGTAATGATACCTATAATTAAAAGTGTTAAACCCATGTTTAATGGGTTGATAACCACAATGGATAAATATGATAACAACATCAAGATATACGGCACTAATCTTACAGATGCCTCAAAATCTGGTGCTGTTAAAGAGTATCAAAAAGTAATAGCTGTAGGACCCATGGTTAGGGGTATAAATGTTGGTGATACAGTGTTTATAAATCCTAAAAGATATGCTGTTATGAAGCATGAGGAAGGTTCTCTTAAAGATGGTGTTATTACTGATAATCCTGTAGTAGGTTATAAATTTGATACTATTGATATTGATGGGGAGACTTATCTCTATCTTCAGGATAATGACATAAAGTTTGTAGCTGAGGTAGAGGAGTTTGAGGAAAACCCATCAGTAATTACAGAGAAAGACGCGGGTAAGGCACTGCTTGTATAAATTTTTCTTTTTCATTTTTTGATTAAGTTTTGTTGATTAAGGTGATAAGGCCTGGCCAGTAAAGGCCAGGTCTTTTTTTTATGAAATTCATTATGCTGAATAGATTATTGGATATATATAATGAGTGGATAAAGGAGAAGTATGATACAGATACTCACTTTGTCCTGAAGAAGGAAGTACTGAGTGGTAATATCACTAAGTCAATGAAGACTTTCAGGTATTCCCTATGGTATGTAAACAAGGGGACTACTATTGAGATTAACAGATTTGAGCATACTATAACTGGTTCTACATCCTTTAAGGAAGAGGCAGCTAGGATTCTGCTTGCTGACCAGGTAACCAGGAGACTGATGAGCTTATATAGTGATAGTGAGTTTAACAATATGATGGAAGGTAAATTTAAGGGATATGAATCTAGTGAAAATAGAGAATTATGAAATAAAAGTAGATGATAATCTATTGTTATTAAAGCCTTTTAGGAGAAGGTATACTCAGGATAAAAGTAAGGATAAAACAGGATTTTTAAATTTTCTTATGATACTTTATTTTGTGTATGACCCTAGAAGTGAGTTTCAATATATTATAGACGAAGACCAGAGACTTATAGAAGTCTGTAATGCTAATGGTATAAGAGTCCCAAAGTTTGATTCACTGGAGAAAGAATGTATAGAACTATATAAGAAAATGTGTACTACTACTTCTTCAGAATTATTAAGGAAAACCAAGATAGCTATAGATAAAGTAGGTACATTCTTGGAGAATATAAACTTAGAGGCAGTAGATGATAAGGGTAAACCTGCTTATACTATAAATAGTGTAACCACAGCCATAAAACAAGTTCCACAGCTGGCTAAAGATTTAGTTGAGGCTGAGAAAACTCTTAGAAAAGATTTAGAGGAAGTAGGAAGGGCTAGAGGAAATCAAGGCAGCAAAACCCTGATGGACGACGGGGTCCTAATATAGATAAATAACTACTATGGATGTGCGATTTAATGAATATCAAACCCCTATTGAAGATTTAAATCTTGATAAAGAACCTCAGGAGATACAGGATCAGTTTTATGATTTTATAAATAATATACCTTATATAAAGAATCTTATTTCTCCTAAAAGGCTAAGGGCTAAAGATATGCCTAAGGACTCTGAGGGTAAGATTATAATAAACCTGACTTCTCCTCATATTCTTGAGGATATGGATTATTTTAGACCAACTGCTATTCACTATAAACAGACAGGAAAAATAACTAACTTAAGACCCAATGCTAATCCTAATAGTGAATATGGCAGGTGGATTAGGGAAGAAGTAAGAAGATGTTCTGAGGGATATGTAAGGGAATCTGATGGTGAATGGATTACTGGTGATTACTATTTCTTTTTAAATTATTGCCCTATATTGCTTTCAAAGATACAGGGAAACTCAAGAAAAGCTCTTAGAGTCTGGGATTTTCCTGAGGTCTGGGAAGGGCATTATTTAAAGTTCCATTATGCTAATATGGCAAGAAATAATGGTCATCATGGAGCTGAGTTGGCTAGTAGATCTAAGGGTAAATCATATTCCTTGGCGGCTATGATAGCTAAAAGATTTCTACTAGGAGAGTCATTGGAAGTCAATAAGGAGGTGAAATGCTTTGTGACAGCATATCAAAAGGAGTATCTTACTAAGGATGGTATATTGAATAAGTTCCAGTCTTATATAGATTTTTGTGCCCAAAATACACAATTCCCAGCAAGAAAACTCAGGAGTTCTATGCAGGATATGAACTGGAAAGCTGGATATCTAGACCTAGATACTGGTACTCAAAGAGGTACCCTAAATGAAGTTATTGGGGTGTCCTCAAAAGATGATGAATCTAAATTAAGAGGTAAGAGAGGAGTCTTGATAGCAATCGAGGAGTTTGGGTGTCACATAAAGGGCACTAAGGTTTTGATGTATGATGGTTCTATTAAGAATGTAGAGGATATTGTAATAGGAGATATATTGATGGGGGATGATAATACTCCAAGAATAGTGCAAGAATTATATAATGGTATAGACCAACTGTATAAAATAACACTATCAAATGGAGATTATCAAATAGTGAATAGCCACCATCCAGTATATTTCAAAAGATATAATTGGAATAATAATACTTATACAGAACACACTTTAACTGCTCCTGAACTTTTAGAGATTAAGAATTTGAATAAAGGGTATTATATTCCAAAAGCAATAATACATTTCCCTTATATCCCTGTGGCTATAAATCCTTATTTCTTAGGATTATGGTTAGGTGATGGAGACTCAACAAGATTGGATATTGCTAATGAAGATACAGAAGTGTTGAGTTGGTTATCAGATAATTATGAAGGTACTATAAGAAATTTAAAGCAGTCTGATACATGTAAAGTATTTCACATAAGCAAATCTACTCATGTATATAATAGGCTCTTTTCAGAATATAACCTATATAATAATAAGCATATTCCACAAGATTATAAGGTAAATGCTCCAGAAGTACAACTGCAAGTTATTGCTGGGCTAATAGATACTGATGGTACCTATAATTCCAAGAAGAACTTCTTTGAGATAACTCAAAGATATGATAGAAAACATATATTGGATGATATAAAATTTATGTGCGAATGCAATGGGCTTAAATGTTCTATGACATCAAGAATTGGTACTGGAAAGAAGAAAGGTGTTCTACATTATAGACTTAGAATTAGTGGAGACCTATCTGTTATTCCAACCAAGATAATTAGGAAAAAGGGCATAAGAGCTATATCATACAAGAGTAGAAGATGTTGGAATGATTATACCTTTAAAGTAGAGCCTTACAAGGTAGATGAATATTATGGATTTACAGTAGATAGAAATCACTTATTTGTATTGGGTGATTTAACTATTACTCATAATACTTTTCCTAACCTTTTAGGACTATATGGTACCTTAAGACCATCTGTTGAGGAAGGAGATATAGTTTATGGTATGATATATATGCAGGGTACTGCTGGTGATGATGAGTCTGACTTTGCCTCTGCCCAGGAAATTATGTATAATCCTCTAGGTTATAATATGCAGGCGATACCTAATGTATATGATAAAGAGGGTCAAGGAAGAAGGAATTTTGTCTACTTCTTTCCAGGGTATTTAAATAGGAAGGGATGCTATAATAAAGATGGTGTTTCTGATGTCACTAAGGCTTTACTGGAAATATTGAAAAATAGGTATGTAGTTAAGTATAATTCTACAGACATTAAGGCTATTACTAAGGCTATAGCAGAAATTCCAGTGACTCCTCAAGAGGCTATATTAAGGGCAAATGGTAATATATTTCCTGTAGTGGCACTCACTGAAAGACTTAATGAGCTGGATAATAATCCCCATTCATTTGATGATGTGTATACTGGGACTCTAGTGCAAAGTAAAGACGGCAATATTGAATTTAAACCTACAGCTGATTTACCCATTAGGGATTTTCCTCTTAAGGATAATAAGGCTGAAGGAGCATTAGAAATCTTTGAGATGCCTGTTAAAATAAGAGATAAAGTACCTAGTGAAAGGTATATAATGTCATTGGATAACTATGAGAATGATGTATCTAATACTCTATCTTTAGGGTCTATATTTGTGCTTGATTTATGGACTGATAGAATAGTGGCTGAGTATACTGGAAGACCAATGTTTTCAGATGATTTAAATGAGCTATGTAGGAAGATGTGTATCTTCTATAATGCTAAGTGCTTATATGAAAATAACAAGAAGAATACATTTTCTTATTTTAGTAGGATGAATTGCTTACACTTGTTGGCTGATACACCAGAATATCTTAAGCAGAGACAATTGATAAAAACTGTTGGATATGGTAATACAAGTAAGGGAGTTTCAGCTACCACCCCTATAAAGAACTTCGGTTTTACACTTATTAGGGATTGGCTACTAAAGCCTGTTACAAGCATTGTTGAAGAGAATGAGATAACTGTTCCAAATCTACATTTTATAAAGAACAGGGCATTATTGAAAGAGTTGATACTTTTTAACTCTGATATAAATGTGGATAGGATAATGAGCTTGGTTCAATTAATGCTTTATAGAGAGGAGAAGATGATACTATATCAAGGACACCCAGATATGGAAAAAACCACTCCTAAAGATTATTTAGGGAATGATCCTTTCTTTACCAATAATTATGATAAGAGATTTAATAAATCAGTAAATTTAGTAAAAGATATAGGGTAAGCTAAAAGTATTACTTATCCTATTGGGTAAGTAATACCTTTTTAGTATCTTTGCGATAAAATTTGATATGATAGACTATGATGATATATAAAGAGAAAGGAGGATAATTATGGCGGATTCTTATAATTTTCCTCGACAAATGTTATCATTTAGACAGAAGACGAAAACCTGGAGAAAGCAACACTTACTTTGGGCACAAACTAAGACTTTCTTTAATTTTGCTCCTGTAAGAAAGAGTGTTAGGCATAAGGTAATAAATTATGACCTTATGCTTGGGAAACTTCATATGGAGGATATGGAGCTTGTGCTTAACCCAGATAAGGTAGAAGCTAGCTTTATTCCTGATAAGATACAGCACTATGCTATTCTTAACAGTAAGATGAATGTACTCCTTGGTGAGGAGAAGAGAAGAGTATTTGACTTTAAGGTAGTAGTTACTAATCCTAATTCCATAAGTGAGATAGAGAATAACAAGAAGGCAGCTTTATTGCAGGACTTGCAACAACTTATAGCTGATACCTCAGCTACTGAGGATGAGTTTAATCAAAGACTTGAAAAGCTGAATGACTATTATACTTATGAGTGGCAGGACTTAAGGGAAATAAGAGCCAACGCTCTCCTTAACCACTATATAAAGGAGTATAATATACCTCTCATATTCAATGAGGGATTCAAGGATGGAATGATATCTGGTGAGGAGATTTATCAGTGTGATATAGTAGGTGGAGAGCCTGTTATTGAAAGAATTAACCCACTTAAGATAAGAGTATTCAGGTCTGGATACAGTAACAAGATAGAAGATGCTGATATAATAATACTTGAGGATTATTGGAGTCCTGGTAGAGTAATAGATACTTATTATGATGTATTAAGTGATAAGGACATAAAGTACCTTGAGAATATTCCTGACCACTTAGGGCAAGCTGTAACTGACACTATGGATAATATAGATGAAAGATATGGTTTCATTAATGCCAGTATGGTGGGTGATGAGATTACAGCTGTAAATGGAAACTACTATTTTGACCCAGCGAATTTATTCAGTGGTGATATAACAAGCTCACTTCTTCCTTATGATTTAGCTGGTAATGTCAGGGTACTTAGGATGTACTGGAAGTCTAAGAAAGCTATTTTGAAGGTGAAATCTTTTGATCCAGAAACTGGTGAGGAGATATATAATTTCTACCCAGAAACTTATTCTGTAAATAAAGATTTAGGAGAGGAAGCACAAAGATTCTGGATAAATGAGGCTTGGGAAGGAGTTATGATAGGTGATAGCAAGGATGGTATCTTTGTTAATATGAGACCCAGGCTTATACAGTATAATAGGTTAAGTAATCCATCTAGATGCCACTTTGGTATAGTAGGTTCATTATATAATCTTAATGATAAAAGACCCTTTTCCTTTGTGGATATGATGAAGCCTTATGCCTATCTTTATGATGCTATTCATGATAGACTGAATAAGGCTATAGCTAATCACTGGGGCGATATTCTTGAGATGGATTTAAGCAAGATTCCAAAGGGATGGGACATCACTAAATGGATGTATTATGCCAAGATAAATCACTTAGCTGTGATAGACAGCTTTAAAGAAGGCACTTCAGGACCTGCTCTGGGTAAACTCGCTGGTGCTCTTAATAATGCTGGTAAGGGAATGATAAGTTCCAATATAGGCAATTATATCCAACAATTACAAAATCTCCTTGAGTTTATTAAAATGGAGATGTCTGATGTAGTGGGCATCACTAGGCAAAGAGAAGGCCAAGTAAGTAACAGGGAAACTGTAGGTGGAGTTGAAAGGGCTACACTACAAAGTTCCCACATTACAGAGTGGCTTTTCTCTATTCATGAAGATGTAAAGAGAAGGGCACTTGAATGTTTTCTTGAAACAGCTAAGATAGCTCTTAAGGGTAGGAGTAAGAAGTTCCAATATATTCTTTCAGATACATCAACCAAGATAATGGATATTGATGGTGATGAATTTGCTGAGAATGACTATGGATTGGTTGTTGATAGTAGTGATGGCACACAAAAGCTGCAACAACAACTGGAAACTTTAGCCCAAGCTGCTTTACAAACACAGACTCTTTCTTTCTCCACTATCACTAAGTTATATACTTCTTCATCCTTGGCAGAGAAACAAAGACTAATTGAAAGAGATGAGAAGGCCATTCAAGAAAGACAGGCACAGGCTCAACAGCAACAACTTGAGAGCCAACAGCAGATAGCTCAGATGCAAATGGAGCAAAAACAAGCTGAATTGCAACAGAAAGAACAGGCTAATATTAGGGATAATGAGACCAAGATATTAGTAGCTCAAATATCTGCACAGGCAAGAGAAAATGACTTTGAACAAGATGGTGTAGCTCCTGAAGAATATAGTCAAGAAGCTAAGGATAAACTTCTAGAACAGATGAGGGAATTCGATCAGAAGTTGAAACTGGATAGGGAGAAGCTTGAGTTTGAAAAAGAAAAGCATAAGGCAGATAACCAACTCAAGGATGAGATAAGTAAGAGACAGGTTAAAAATAGAGATAATGTAAGTAGTAAATAAATATGAAAAGGATAAATAATATAGTAGTAAGTAATACAGAACCTTCTGTAAACAGCTTATGGATTACTCAGAACACTATAAAGTGGTTTGGTAAATCAGGATGGGAAGGTCTAGACTTTACTGATAATACTAAACTGTGGAACGCTATTAACCAAGAAATTTCTGATAGGCAAGAAGAAGACGACTATATAAAAAAGAATGCACTAAAGAGTAGTCGTATTGACATGACAGGCTTTTCTAGAGATAATGAATATTGGATACAATATAGTTATACCTACGAAGCTATAGATGGTCCTCTCCTTAGTGTAGATAAAACCCTTAGTATTAGCACTGCATCATCCACAGAAAATGGTATGATGTCTTTTTCTGATAAGGCAAAGTTAGACAGTATAGATGTTACTACCTTAGTTAACACTGTAGATGGTCTTATTCCAGCGGCTTATCTTCCAAGCTATGTTGATGATGTATTGGAGTATAGCTCTGTAAATACTTTCCCTGAGACAGGAGAAGCTGGAAAGATATATGTAGATACTACCACTAATCTTACCTATAGATGGACTGGTACACAATATATAGAGGTAAGTAAGTCACTTGGTTTAGGGGAGACAGCATCTGCTGCATATCCTGGTGATAAAGGTAAACAGAATGCTGATAATATAGCTGCTCTACAGGGAGATATAACTGATATTAATGGAACAATCTCTAATTTGGGAAATACTTATGCTACCAAGGAAGAGATGAATCAAGCTGATACCAATCTACAGAATAGTATAGATAAGTTATCAAATAGTATTGATGAGAAATTTAATGAGGAGTTAAGTGGTTACTTACCTTTGACTGGGGGAATGATGACTCTCACTCCAGATGATATACGGGAGTCTAATCATATTAGTTTTAATATAAAGAATTTCGATGTTCCTTTTATAGAACTTACAGGAAAAGGAATAACTGAAGCTGCTTGCCTTAGGGCAGAGGCTGGACGTGTAGAGGTGTGTGGCTATCTTCCTGAAGGACCAGGATATAGACACTGGGCACAACTTGATAGAGATGGAGTTCATTTATACAATGAATATTACACCCCAGGAAGTGCATCCTTTACCAGGAGTGGAGTAACTATAGATGGAAAAACTACCTCAGATTTACTTAATGCGGCTGGAGGTACAACATCTGTATCAGATATAACTACTCAAGTAAAGGCAGCTATAGTAGATTCAGCACCTGAAACATTAGATACTCTTAATGAGTTAGCTGCTGCCTTAGGTGATGATCCTAATTTTGCTACTACTGTAACTAATCAGATAGCATCTAAGCAGGATAAATTAGTTAGTGGTACCAATATCAAGACTATCAATGGTCAAACACTGTTAGGTAGTGGTGACGTAGATATGTCTGAATTTGCATCGAGAACCGAGTTGGAAGGATATCTTCCTTTAAGTGGTGGGGGAACTATAGTAAATGCTTATGGCAGTAATAAAGATAACTTAATTATTAATGAGAATTCTATTGCAATAAACGAAGAAAATAGATATGCTGATACTTATATCAGATCAGGTTTTTTTAGAATTCTTGGAACTCCCAAATCCAACGGTATAATGCTTGGCATGTCTGATGGCACTACTCCTTATGTATGGCTAACGGATAGGACAACTACAGTTCCAGGTAAAGCAGGTTTAACTATATATAAAGAAGGCGTTAACATATATGGCAAAACCTCATCTGATCTCTTGCATGCAGCAGGTGGGACAATCTCTATAGATAATCTAAAAACTCAAATCATATCAGATTTATCTGCACAAGTATCTACACTCCAAACACAGATAACTGAATTAACTAGTAGAATAGAAGCATTGGAAAATGACTAATTAAGATTACATAAAAGATAATATTATGTTCTTTACTGAAACTGACTATAAAAAGATAAGGGACTGGCTTCTTAAAAATGATAGGGGAATAAAAGACTCACAGTTCCCTATCACTGATAACATGAAGCTATCTGATGAACTGGTTTTTCTGCAAGATGCTGTAAACAAGAGAATTCCCTTATGTGCTGTCTTGAATTTCTTGGTAGATAATATACCTGTTATCTCCAAGAAATTTATAGATGATTTATTTGCTGGACTGGTTGGTATTCCTGATAAGGAATGGTCACAGAATCCTGATTATCCTGATTACCCTGAGTATCCAACTCCTGAACCAGAACCAGAGCCAGAACCTGAAGGGTGCAACTGTGAGCCTATTTCTGAAGATAAATTAAATGATATTTTAACTTAGTAACTTAAAAATAATGACTAGATTTTTAAATGATGTAGGTCTGGCTTATCTGTGGTCTAAATCAAAATCCTATGTGGATACTAAAGTAAACCAGGCTATAGATTTAGTAGGTAGCTACACTGTAAATGGATATGAGATACACACTAATCCAGTACTGACTAAATCAGATGTAGGATTGTCTAATCTTACCAATGATGCTCAGGTAAAAAGAAGTGAAATGGGAGTTGCTAATGGTGTAGCTACCCTAGATGGGAATGGACTTGTTCCCTCTTCCCAATTACCTTCTTATGTGGATGATGTGCTCGAATTCCCCAATAAATCAGGTTTCCCTGGAACAGGAGAAACAGGTAAGATTTATGTAGCTCTGGATACTAATTTGGCATATAGATGGTCAGGTTCAACTTATATAGAGATAAGCAAGTCATTAGCTCTTGGAGAAACTAGTTCTACAGCTTATCCTGGGGACAAAGGAAAGGCTAACAGAGATGCTCTGAACAGTCTTCCAGCAACCATGGTTTCCTCAGTTTCTAGAGGTACCATTGATGCTGATAGTATCACTATTAATGTTAATAGAGCTACTAAATCAGGGCTTAATTATGGTTCTCCAGGTACTGCTAATTTTAACCTTGAGGCAGCTAATACAGCACAGGCAGGACTGATGTCAGCTGGCATGTATAATAAGCTGAATGGAATAGCTGAAGGTGCTCAGGTAAATGACCATAAAGTATTACAGAATGCTGTAAACACAACTAATGGTTCTTATAATTTACTAGGAGGATTTACAGTCAATAATACAGCATCTGAGACTAACTCCGTAAATAAGATGAGAGGACTTACTTATAACCCAAGTACTCAAAAAGTAACTTCTGGTGGGGGATATATTATATCAGGAGGAACTGGAGAGCAACTTTTGGCGGCTGATGGTACTGTGGCTACTCCTCTTACTAGTACTGATATAGACTTAATTTGTGTATAATATTAGTCATATTTAATATGCGATTTCTAGATAGCAACGGTGTATCTATACTGTGGAATAAGATAAAGGGCTATGTGGGGGAACAGACTAGTGGTCTTAGTATCAATTGGGACAATATTACCAATAAACCTACATGGTTACAAGATGGTGAGGTAAATTGGGGAGATATTCAAGATAAACCTAGTACTTTTACTCCTTCTGCCCATAATCATGCATGGACTGATATAACTTCAGGTATTCCTTCAGGATTAGTAACAACTGTTAATTTACCTCAAGGAGAGGGAAATGTAATAACTGGAGTTACCTTCAGTAATCATACTTTATCCTTCACAAAAGGTAATATAACTCCAGGACAAACTACTATTAATTGGGATGATGTAGAGGGTAAACCAGCTAACTTAGTCACTAATGTATCAATTAACAATCCAGGTAGCTTCAATGCTATAACCAATGCTACTTTCAGTGGTGGGGTTCTTACTCTTACCAAGGGTACTATTTCCACTAGTGGCTCTGATGGAAATAACTATCCAGAGTCAGTGGATTTATCACTTTCAGGAAGTAATCTGACAGTTACTATTAAGAGAAATGGATTAGCGGATATTTCTGACACAGTGACATTACCAGAGAGTGGTATATCCCAAAGTACAGCTGATGGTAGATATGTTAAGAAAGCTGGTGATACAATGACTGGTGCCTTGACTATGATTGGTACTGGAGGTATTACATTTAAAAGTAGTGCAGGTGGTTCTACAACTGGGTCTTTTACTCCAAGTGGATTAACTCTTGGTGGAGAGAATGCTGGTGATAAGATTCAGATAACTGGTAATTCTATAAGCTTACAGGGAGGTGGAGCTACTATAACATATAGTTCTACTGGCTTGCAGATAAACTCTAACACTAATGGAACTATATTCAATCAGAAAATTACAGCTCCAGCATTCTATGAGGCCTCTGATGTAGCTCTTAAGGAGAACATAAATATCATTGATGAGGATACTATTAAGAAAGTAGGTAATATATCATTACTAAGTTTCAACTTTAAGGATGACAAGAGTAAGACAACTAAGTATGGTGTTATAGCCCAAGAAGTTGAAAAGCAAGGTCTTGAGGAACTTGTCAATACTGATGCTAAGGGGGTTAAGTCAGTGGATTATATCTCCTTGTTAATCCTTAAGATAGAAGCTCTTGAAAGGGAAATCATTGAACTTAAAAGTAAGGTAGGAAGTGCATGATATTTTAAACCAGTGATAACTTCATAATGCTTACTGACTATAAATAAATCACTTATACTCTTGTATAGGTGATTTATTTTTAATATATTTGCCGAATGAGAAAGATATTAATAGTACTTCTTCTGTTTATATTAGGTTCTTGTGCTTCTACAAAGTACATTGAAGTCCCAGTGGAAACAGTAAAAACCGAGTATATAGACAGAACTAAAGTAGACACCTTTATCCAAAAAGACAGTATTAGAATAATACAAAGAGGAGATACTGTTTTCCAAGATAAGTATAAAATCCTCTATAGGATAAAGGAATACAGGGATACAGTAAATAAGGTAGACACTATAACTAAGATCCAAAAAGTAGAAGTTACCAAAGAAGTAAATAGGTTGAAGAGTTGGCAACAAGTTTTAATGGTATGTGGAGGAGGACTTATTGTAGGGATATTAGGACTACTGGGTTACTTAATAACTAAAATCTTAAAGAAATGAACTCTGGAATAATAATCACGGCTATTATAGGAGTAGTCACCTCTTTTACTTCTGCTTGGGTGTCTTGGTTCTTCACTAGGAAGAAATATAGTGCTGAAGTTGATAAAAGTGTCATCAGTAATATGGAGGAATCATTAGAGTTCTATAAGAAATTATCTGATGATAACAAGAGAAGACTGGATGACTTAACCTCAAGAAACGCTGAATTGGAGAAAGAGGTCAGTGAGCTAAGGGAACAAGTGGCAAAACTGATGTCTAGAACTTTAGACTAGAATAGACTTTTATGGGAGAAGAGATTAAAGTATCTATAGTAATGACAGCTTATAATGTAGAGAATTATATTGAAAGGGCTATATTGAGTGTCTTGAACTCTACATATAAGAATATAGAGCTTATTATAGTAGAAGATTGTAGCACTGATGGAACTGTAGAGAAGATTAAGTCTATAACAGATCCTAGAATAAAGGTTATATATCATGATAGGAATTTAGGGGCAGGATGTAGTAGATTTAATGGAATAAAAGCCATAACTGGTGACTATACATTATTTGTTGATTCTGATGATTGGATAGATAATAACTGGATAGAGGAACTTGTTAAGGCAGCTATTGAATCTAATGCTGATATAACATCTGGAGGAATGGTAGTTGAAATAGAGAAGGATGATGAGATTATAAGTGACTTCTTGCCTGTTGTAGAGTGCTACTTAAAGAAGAATCAAGTATTTGCGATGGGAAGTAATATTTCTTATAGATTTCTCAATCTATCCTTGATAAGAAGTACTTTATGGAATAAAGTGGAATATTGTAAATGGAGATTTCTCGAAGATAGTCCTACTTTCATCAAGTTACTGTCTTATGCTAACGGAAGAAAATTAATTCCCTATGTAGGTTACCATTACTACCAGAATCCTGATAGTCTTTGTCATGTAACTCCTACTGCTGAAAAGGAGATTTATAGGATGAAGATGCTTAAGGACCTTTGGAAATTCCAAGAGGGAATAGATAATAAAATCATTTCCCCTGAGCATGTAATAGAAACCTTTTATAAGTGTAAATTCTCAGGAATGAATTTATCTAAATATAAAAAAGAAATAAAAGAGATAGAGTTATTTATAACAAAAATAATTCATGAAATATTATGGAAGGAAGTGGAAACAAAAGAAGAGTTTTCCTAATAGAAGGAAAAAGACTTGTTGAGGGAGACCCTAATATGGTCACTGAAAATGAGATACTTCTCAAACCTGTTGTAACTGAGGGTAAACAAAGCTATATGCTTGTGGATAATAAAGGAACTGTATTAAGCTCAGCTCCTATTACTCTAGAAGATAATTGGCTCTATATACAGCCTAATGCATTTAATTATGGAGCACAGTATGCAGCTGTTTGTAAAACTTTAGATGACTATGAACAATTTATTAAGGGTACAGTTAGGAGTGGATTAGTGGTTCATAATGGTGAACTCCCAATTATACCTACGACTTACTCTCAGTCTTTTACCCCTAGTGAGACTATAGAAGATACTAAAAGAGAATTAAAGAATATCTGTAGGGGACTTCCTGCTTCAGATGGTCCTTTTATTGCTATAGCTCCTAAAGATTATCCTATTAATTACTTACAGGAAACCGATTATTGTATAGGGGCAACCCCAGGAAGAAGTGTCGGAGCTGTATATGATAGGGAAAATGATATATGGAAAGAGGTAACATATGAAGATGTATAATCTATTTTAATATTAACTAACTATGACAAAGAAATGTGGTTGTAAAGGAAAAGGTAAGGGTAAGAAAGGTAAATAACTAAAAGTGTAAAATTATGGCAAGAGGAAAGAGAAGACCAAAACCAATGTCACCAAAAGCTGGTATTACAAAAAATAGAAGAAGATATAGTTGTGGAGGCAGCCTTAAAAGGTAAGAGTCTTTATAAAGTGGAGCTGTATTTACTAAAGATAATGCCTATGATTATTGCTTTGGCATATTTAGTAAATACAGTATCCTCTTATTTAGGTATTGATTTACCTATACTTGCAAGTATAGCAGGAATGTCTTTAATACCATTGGTATTCATGTATATTTCTTCCTATGTATTCAGGTTCTGTGAATATCATAGAATATTCCTGCATTATATAGCTATTAATGACATCATCAACATATATGATTGGTATATAGGAATAGATATATCTGATAGAGACTTATTTGTACTTATTATGAGTATTGCAGGTATTTCATTGTTTTTAATACTTTATTTATATGTTAGGAGTCATAAGAAGCTTGTTACTGAAGATAGTAGATGATATTGATGCAGGCAATTCAAATATATCTGAGGGAGAAGCTATAGAAATAGTAGATAGTTTGAAGAGATTTACTGATAAGGGGAAGAGGCTAAGTAAATATGAAGCCTGTCGCTATCTAAATATAAGCATGGCTACCTTTGATAATTATGTCAGGGAAGGTAAACTTCCTAGAGGTGCTAAAGAACCAGGTTTCAAGGAATTATCATGGAAGAGAAGAGACTTAGATAAGTTTGTTAAAGATCATAGGAATAAATAGTATGAATGAATCATATATAAGAGGAGTAAATTCTGAGCTAATTAGAACTATTAAGACTCTAAAAAGTCTAATGGAAGCTCAGTCTAATAGCATAAAAGAGGTTCTAACTTCCTTAGGGGAGAAGCTTGATACTATAATATCAAATCAGACAGAGATAAGTATCACTGCTGATACTATTAATCTTAATACTGATACTGTAGAAGCTAAACTTGATGAAGTAAAAACTACTATATCTGAGTTAGGCACTACTATGAATCAAAATACTGATGGTGTTAAAGCAAGTATTGGGGAAGTTAAGGAAGCTGTTGATTTATCCAATACTAAACTTGATAGTATTGACACACATATTCAATCTAATACACAAGCGTTGAACAATGCAGCAGGAGATATTAATACTAGGTTGGATAATATTGATACTCATGTTCAAAGTACAACTCAAGCTATTAATAATGGTATAGGTGTTGTTAATGATAAACAAGATACAATTAATAATAATATAATTTCTATTTCTCAAAAAATGCCTGTATCAGGGTAAAGAATGGACTAGTGAGGAATAAAATATGATTACCAAAAAGAAATTAGTAGTGCCTATATTTGAATATAAGTTGACAATTATCATATTTGATGATTGGAGAGAACTGGAGCCTTATCTTCCTGAAGAAGAGTTTAAGGTTCCAGCAAAAGCTATCACCCTTAGCCAATATGGAGCTTCTATGGTAATGATAGATGCAAAACATGGTAGTAGTATAGTACATGAAGCTGTACACGTAAAGAATCATATATGGAACTATATTGGTTATAGACCTCAAGCTGACAATGATGAAGTTGATGCCTATGTTATTACCTATATCTACAACAAGATAGTAGATGTCTATTATAAGCACCTTGACAGTATTGGCGTTAAACATAGATAAAACATTACTAATTTCCAAATTTTATAAGTGCCTAAGAGTCAATCTCTTAGGCATTTTTGTTTTCTATAGATTAGTATTGTTGCCTTTATTGGAATTAATTACATACCTTTGCATATGTAAGCTGCTTACAAGAGAATGTTAATGTAAAGTATGATGATTAATTTCAAAAACTATGGAAGTTATTGAAAAGGAGAAAGAGACAGTAAAGGAAGTTCCTGCTGGGTATTACTGTGACAAATACTGCTGTGATGGTTATGGCTATGGCAGATATGGAAGGTATGGTGCTTATGGCACTCCTTTTGCTTCTAAGGGAGTAGGAGGGACTGCTTTGGGCTTAGGAATCGCAGGTACTGCACTAGGTCTGTTAGCACTAAATAGAGGTAGAGGATTTGGTTTATTTGGTAATAATGTACCTGAGAATGTTAACATTAATACTACTATGAGTGGTGCTAATGGAACAGCCCCTACAGCCTTCCAAGCATGGGAAAAGGAATGTAGTGATGCTTTGGCTCTTACTAATGAAATGTGGGGTCTTAAGGTAGGCACTATGAACAATGCCAGAGCTGCAAGGGAAGTTGATGTAAATGAGAAATTCCAGTTATGGAAGTCACAAATAGATGCAGACCATAGTCTATACAGGTCACAAGTAGAAGCCGACTTTGGTCTTTATAAGTCTACAAGAGACAGCTTTGATGTGATGAATGCAAAGCAGAATCAGGCTTTCTTTGATCTTTATAAGGGACAAAGGGATAACTTTGATACCCTATCACAGAGAATAAGTGCCCTTGAGACTAAGCAGGCTGTTGCTGATGCTGTTGAACCATGGAGAGCTAAGGTTCTTGATATGAGAATCAATGGAGTGGCAGCTAATGCTTGTGCAGCTGTTAACCTTGAAGCTGAAAGAAGATGCTGTGCTGACAATAAGATTGTCAACTATGTGAACTCTACATTTGTACCTCAGACTATAGCTGAACCTACAGTAGGTACAACTACTCATACTGAGACTACATATAACCCACTTTGTGGTTGCTGTGGTTCTTGCTATGGTGGAAGAATAATCTAAAATAAGGGGAGAACTTTCATTCTCCCCCTTAAAAATTGAATCTATTATGTATCCAGTTAATCAAGTATTTCTAGGTGGAGACCCAATGATGGGAAATTTGGATGACCTTGATGCACAGATAAGAAGAATGGAGGTCTATAAACAGAAGTTAAAGCAGATGCAAATGCAGAATCAACAGCCTCAAAAGCTGATATGGGATGAGATAGATGCTGAGATTGCTCCTATGAGTGATGAACAGAAAGAAAGACTACTTCAGGATCAAGAGTATGCAGAAGTATATACTGAAATTCAAATAGCTGTGCAAAATGAAATCCTCAATCTTGTAAAAGGTAGGATTGAAGGAACTGAAAGGGGTAAGGAACTATTATCCAAACAGTTGAGATTAGTAAGGAAGCTCAAGACTAAAATTATAAATGATACTAACAGGGAAATGGAACTATTCAACAGATTTAAGGAGTACAGTAAACAACACCCTGATGTAACTTATGAGGACTTTATAAAAGCTAACTTATGATGAATAAAATACAACTTATAGAAGGTTTACAGCAATTCATAGACACTCAACTTGAAACTATGTCTAGAACCAATCCTGTAGTAAGTTTCTTCAGGCCAATAGCTTCTAGGGTATTGAAGAAGAAAGTAGGAGGTATAACAGGAATGTTGGACCTCATTGCAGATGAGAATGGTAATATAGATGCAGAAGCAATAGTCAGTGAAATGACTGCTTCATTAATGAATACCCAGCCTTTTAGATTGAATGTTCCTGTACTTGGGGACTTGATTATAGGTGGAGGCAGGATAGAAATGGGAATACCATTCATAGACAAGAATATAGTCCTTAATGAAAAGGACCTTACCGAATTAAAAAGTATATTAACTTCTAAAGAATAGGGTTATGGATGAATATTTATTAAGGGAGTATCTTAGGAATAGGGGTAGGGACATACCTGACTCAGAGTTTGCCTTAAGAATGAAAGGTGCCCTCAGAGGAAGATATTCCAGGGATGCTATGGGAAGATACCCTCAGTATGAGGATGACTATTATGTAAACAGGCATAGTGACGGTCAACTTGCAGATATATTGGATGAGCTTGATACTTCTGACAAAGAAAAGTTATTCAGAATGATGCTTTCTGGAGATGAAGGAGCAACATTAGGTCATTTTGATGAGTCATCTGCAAGGCAGATAGTAGCCCATATGTATCACACTCACAATGGCAGAAAAATGTTTGGTGAGAAGTTTGATATGAACAAGGCAAAAGAGGTTTATGATAGATATAGGGGAATTATTCCATCAAGTGCTACAATAGCTGATGTCTACATAGC